TGATCGCTGAAGGAATCGAGATTCCAATGCTCAAACGATATGCCGTTCCTTGTCCAATACCAAAGCAAAAGGCAGCGGAAGCAGCGGGTCCTTCCCAGAGATGATCTACCATACGGAACGCAGACCCCCGAAAAATCACTACTTCGGGGAAAATAACAGGGTGGAAAAATGGAAGCCATGGAAATTCAAGCAAGAAATAACGAGACTCCGGGGGAGCATGTTTTCACTCCGGCCGATGTCGCCCGGGCTTTCCGAGCCGACTATTTGGATGAGGAAGTTTGCCGCCGATGGATACTGACCACGATCCATGGTGAAGGAGAGAATCACTGCCCGGAATGTCGAGCCCCGTTGACGGGCATAGCCTTGCGGCGATTTTGGGAAGGGAAGCGGATCTGCTGCCGCGCTTGCGGGAAGTTCTTTACCGCCTTGACCGGAACATTTCTCTCTGGCTGCCATTTTAATTTTAAGGAGATCATCCTTCTTGCCGTCTTTTTGCATTTCCGGATTCCGAAGCATGAGATTGTGCGGAGATTGAAGATCAGCGGAGAGGCGGTCCGCCTCTGGGAGATTAAGTTCATGGCCCTCGAACGAGTCAAGGGGACGGATATCGACCATGCCTGACATTCACTGCGCGCACGACAGAATGGTCCCGCTGGGAGAACTCAAGCCGAACCCCAGGAACCCGAACGTACACCCAGCGAAGCAGATCGAGCTCCTGGCCAGGATCATCGAGGCCCAGGGATGGCGATCTCCGATCACGGTCAGCACGCGGTCCGGGTTGATCGTCCGCGGCCATGGCCGATATGAAGCCGCCCGGCGCCTCGAATGCGCCGAGGTCCCGGTCGATTTTCAGAATTACACGAGCGAGGCCGAGGAATGGCAGGACCTCCTGGCCGATAACCGGATCTCCGAGCTCTCTCAGATTGATGAATCCATCCTCCGTGAGATACTCCATGACATCGACCTGGACGTCGAGCTCACCGGATATGATCTCGGTTATGTCGCGGAGCTCAATGCCCGCAGCGACGCTGAGGCGCTGAAGGAGGAGATCATCTCCGAGGAGGAATACCAGGAGGCTCGAAACACCGCCGATCGGATCATTACGGTCCTGACGGAGAAGGTCCGCCGACTGGCGGAGGAGGAACCGGCCAGGTTGAATGGAGCCCTGGCTGTAGTCATCCAGAAGGGCCGCGGGAACGATGTCCTATTCCTGGCCGATCCGAACACGGCCGACACCGTGACGGAGCTCCGCCGGCTTGCCGAGGCGGGGGAGCATTCACCGCTTGAAACCATCATGGAGGGACGATGAAGACCACCCTGGCCATTATCGACGCTGCCATGAATGACCACCCCCGGGCCGGCCTCGCGTTCTCCGGAGGAGCGGACAGTCTGGTCCTCCTCGATATCATATACCGCTTGACGCCCCACCGGCCCCTGGTCGTTTTCGCTGATTCCGGGATGGAATATCCTGAGACGCTTCCATTCGTTAAGAGCGTCTGCCAGCATTACGGCGCCGAGCATCGCGTTGCCCGTCCCTCCCGCACCCCGGAGGAGCAGTGGCGCCGGCAGGGATGGCCAATGCTCGGCAAGCTCGCCGCCCGGATCTGGATGCAGAAGCACCGCGGCCGTGATTTCGGATTCCGGCTGGATGTCTCCTCCTGCTGCAGGAACATGAAGATCTCGCCGGCGCGCCGCCTCACCCGGAAACTCGGCTGCACCCTGCAGCTCACCGGCCAGCGCGGCGGCCAGGACGACATCCTCCGAGGCCTCCGGGCGATCAAGGACGGCGCCTTCCATTATGTCGAGGCGGACCGCCTGACGATCTGCAACCCGCTTTTGGGCTGGACCGACATGATGATCCGCCGATACAGCCGCCGGAACAATCTCCCGGAACATCCCGCCCGGGAGCGCGGCGCCGTCACGATCGGCTGCGTATGCTGCGGCGGAGGATCCCAGTTCACGATCAGCGCCTTCCGGATCCTCCGGAGGACCTGGCTGGAGGCCTGGCGGCGTTACATTGTCGAGGATGGCATGGGCGAGATCATTCTGGCCGTCAAGCACGACCGGCCGCTGGCCCTCGTCCGCCAGGCGATTGATCTCCTGGGAGGCCTGGCGGCGATCGCCTCCGAGCGCCCCTGGGCATTCGACTTCACCTCCCGGTCGCCGCTGCCGGGATACGAGAAATAGGAGGTCCACTGATGCAGTTCCGAACCATGAAGCTTGCCGATCTGATCCCGGCCGATTATAACCCGCGCAAGGCGCTCAAGCCCGGCGATCGGGAATACGAGAAGCTCCGCCGCTCCCTCGAGGAATTCGGCTGCGTAGATCCCCTTGTCTGGAATGTCCGGACCGGCCGGATCGTCGGCGGCCATCAGCGATTGACCGTAATGCTGGATCTCGGATGGACCGAGGCGGAGGTATCCGTCGTCGATCTCCCCGAGGAAAAGGAGAAGGCCCTCAACATCGCCCTGAACAAGATCAGCGGCGAGTGGGACATGGACCGCCTCCGGGAGCTCCTTGTCGAACTTGAGGCCTCCGACATCGATGTCACGCTGACCGGCTTCGACACGGAAGAGCTCGCCGATATCCTTCCGAAGGATCAGGACAGGGAACCGGAGGAGGACGGCTTCGACGCCGCGGCCGAGGCCGCGAAGATTGTCAATCCCGTCACGCGCCCGGGCGATCTCTATATCCTGGGTACCCACCGCCTTCTCTGCGGTGAAAGCGAAGACACCAGGGCGATGCAACTCCTCATGGATGGCCGACTGGCGGATCTGGTCTGGACGGATCCTCCCTACAACGTCGACTACCATAATGACCGCGGAGAGGGCATCGAAAACGATAACCTGCCGACGCCGCTCTTCCAGAAGATGATCGACTCCGCCTTCCGGAACCTCTACCTCTACACTCGACAGGGCGGCTGTTTTTATATTTCCCATTCCGATGTTGGCGGCCTGATCTTCCGGTCCGCCCTGATCGCCTCCGGCTTCCTCATGAAGCAGTGCCTGATCTGGGTAAAGAGCGGCGCCGTCCTCGGACGTCAGGACTACAACTGGAAGCATGAACCGATCCTCTACGGCTGGAAGCCAGGCCGGGCGCATTATTTCTGCATGGACTACACCCTGACGACGGTGATCGATGAGGACGTGGACGTCTCGAAGATGAAGCGAGAGGACCTCGTCGCTTTGGTCAAAGAGATGCGGAAATGCCAGGCGACGACGGTTCTCCGGGAAGACCGGCCGCTCCGAAACGATCTCCACCCGACGCAGAAGCCCATCCCCTTGGTCGGCAGGATGATCCGCAACAGCACGCCGAACCGCCCGGGCGTCCTGGTCCTGGACGGCTTCGGCGGATCGGGGACGACGCTGATGGCATGCGAGCAGATGGGGCGCGAATGCTTCACGATGGAGAAGGATCCCGTCTATTGCGACGTGATCGTGAAGCGCTGGGAGCAATTCACCGGAGGTAAGGCGGAGCTAATCCGCAGCGGGATAGGGAAAGGCGCTCCCGTCAAGGCGGAAGACCTTAGTGGGGTGGTACCAGTTCAGGCGGCGGGCTGACTCATAGGTGATGACGCGACAGGATTCGACGGCGAGGATGGTCTCGACATGCCCGTAGACGGTAATGACTTTTTGATCCTTTTCCATTTTATTCTCCTTTTTTGATGTTGTGGAAAAGGTAACTCTCCAAGGGGGTAAAGTCAAGTTATATTATTAACATTATTGAATATATTTTTAATTAAGGCAGTAAGAAAAGGAAGAGCGAATGGCATTCTAGGGGAGCGCTAACTCCCAAAGAACCTGTGTTGATAGCACAGGGTGCCGAAGCACTACCATCCGCATGAGCGCCGATATCACGAAAAGGGACTCATGTAAATGGGAAAGGAATTGAAGCAGACCGCCGCGGCGGACGATTGGGACCGCGCGAGCAACGCGCAGCGGGCCTGGATGATCTGTAAGGCGATCTCGGAAGGGAAGATGGATCAGGAAAAGATCAAGCGCCTGCTCGACGTCGCCGATCAACAGGACCAGATCAAGCTCAAGGTCCTCCACAACGCCGTCGTCAAGTGCATCAAGGACTACCAGACGGAATCCACCTCCGCCCGCCTGAACGACTGGCAAAAGGCGGAGGCGGCCCTGGAGGCCTGCGTCATTGAGCTCTGGGGAAAGCATTTCGCCGATGAAAAATCCCTGTCCAACATCCTGGCCGTGGTCGACTACCTGGCCGCCCAGGGATGGAAGGCCAAAAAGTCCGCCATCTATAACCACCGCAAGGCAGGGAAGCTCCGTCCCCAGCCGGACGGTTCCTTCCGGATTGCCGATATCGAACGCTATGCCGAGACCTATCTCCGGCGCAAGGACGGCGGCGAATCCGGGAAGCTCGACAAACTCCAGCAGCAGAAGGTGGTCGCTGAAATCAGAAAGACGGAGGCCCAGGCGGAACACTGGGAAAACCGGGCCAGGTCCTCCTCCGGCTCGTTCGTCCCGAAGGAGCAGCACGAGAGGGACCTCGCCCGCCGGGCCGCGCTGTTCCGGTCCGACCTGGAGACCTTCGCCCGCTCGGAGGTCTCCGAGATCGTCAGCCTGGTCGGCGGGGATGCCGGCAAGATCCCCGAACTGGTCACCTTGATGCTCGGCCGCTTCGACGGCTTCCTGGCCAATTACGCCGAGGAGCGGGAATTCACGGTCCCTCTCCTGCCGGAGCAGAAGGAAATTGCCCCGGATCCGGATGATGAGGAGGATGATCAGGCATGAACTCAGCGACTGCCACCGCCCTCCTTCCCCCTGCCCTTCCCCCGCCGGATCCGGAGATGTTTTTCTTCACTCCGGGCGAGCGGAGGGTCTTCCGCCGGCGGGAGAATCTCTCCACCGCGCAGTGGGCGGCGCGCTATCGCGTTGTCACCAACGGCCCCATGCCCGGACGCTGGCGGAACGATGCCGTCCCCTACGCCGTCGAGCCGATGGAGACGCTCGACTTGCCCCACGTCCGCCGGGTGATTCTGATGTGGGCCCCGCAAACGGCAAAGACCCAGGTCGCCTTCAATTTCCTCGGCCGCCGGATAGATCAAGAGCCGGGCTCCTGCATGTACGTCGGCCCGGACGAAAAGGTCACGAAAAGGATCTCCCGGAAGAGGATGATCCCATTCCTGAAGCGCACCCCCCGCCTGGCCGAGCTGCTCGGGGAGGGAATATCCGAAACGACGACCCTGGCCGTTCAGTTCATCAACGGCGCCGATCTGCTGCTCGCCTGGGCGACCTCCGCCGCGGAGATCTCCTCCGAGTCGATCGAGGTCCTGATCCGCGATGAGCTGGACAAATGGCCCGCCTACGCCGGCCGCGAGGCGGACCCGATCGCGCTGACCGATGTCCGGACGAACGCCTACCCGTACACGAAGAAGATCCTCGATATCTCCACCCCGGCCGACGAAAGCAAGTACATCGGCAAGGAGGTCGAGAACGAGGCGGACGAGCTGCGCCGCTACTGGGCCGCCTGCCCGGTCTGCGGCGAGGCCCAGATCATGCATTTCGGACAGTTCGACTGGCCGAAGAACATCAAAGAGCCCCGCAAGATCGTCCGGGATCGCCTGGCCTCCTACCAGTGCGAAACCTGCGGGATGCACTGGGACGATCATATGCGCGACATGGCGGTCCGCAAGGGCTTCTGGAAGGCGGACGATCCTGTCGAGCGCCCCCAGGTCGTCGCTTTCCATCTGCCGTCCTGGTATTCGCCGTCCGTCTCGCTTTCATCCGTCGTCGCCGCCTACCTGCGCGGCCTGGAGGACCCGGCGAAGCTGATGGTCTTCATCACCCAGCACAAGGCGGAGACCTGGAAGGAGACGGTTGCTCCCAAGAAGGAAGACAAGATCCTCGAACACAGGACCGACCTCCCCCCGCTGATCGTCCCCGCGGAGGCCGTCGCCTTGACCTGCGGGATCGACGTCCAGAAGTTCGGCTTCTGGTTTGTCGTGCGCGCCTGGGCGGAGGACCTCACCTCCTGGCTGATCCAGTATGGCTTCCTGACCGACTTGGCCGCCGTCGAAACGCTCCTCTTCCAAACCGCCTACCGGATCCAGAATTCACAGAACACGATGGAGATCTGGCGCGCCGCGATGGACACCGGCGGCGGGCTTACGGAGGAGAATATCTGGACGCGGACCGAGGAGATCTACCAGTGGTTGCGCGAGAACGGCCGCGGGCGGGTGTTCGGAACAAAGGGCGCCTCCCGTCCCCAGCTCCAGCGGATCCGGGTCACGGTCATAGACAAGCTGCCGCGGAGCAATATAGTCATTCCCGGAGGCCTGGAGCTGCGCCTGATCGATGCGGCTGCCTTCAAGGAGCTGATCCATTTCCGGCTGGAACGCGGCCTGGAACCCGTCCTCGACGCCATCGGTGTCAAGACAGGCGAGTGCCCCCAGTCCCAGCGCTTCTTCCTCCATGCCGAAACTGGGCAGGATTACGCCTCGCAGCTCCTGGCCGAGGAGCTTTGCAAGGACCGCCGCGGAAGGAAGTATTGGAAGCGCGTCCGGACGGCAAACCATCTGCTCGATGCCGAGTGCCTTGCCGCCGCTTGCGCGGACAGCTCCTGGCTGCCGTCACTGAAGATGTTGGCGGCGTGGCTTAAATCGGAGCAGGAGCCTGCGGCCACACCGGAGACGAAACTCCTCACGCCGCCGAAAGTGGCAAAGTCTAACTGGATGAACCAATGAAAGATAAAACGACTGATAAATATCTCAGCGTGCAAAGCGTCGCAGAAATCCTGTCGTGCAAGGATCGCTATGTATATGAGCTGATTCAGATGGGAAGTCTCACGGCGATCAAGATCGGCGAGCGAGCCCTCCGGATCTCCGAGCAGTCTCTGCAGGCCTTCATTGTTGCCCGTGTCGTCAACCCGGAGGATTATTTCGCACCGGAGGAGCCGCCGACCCCGGAATCTACACCACAGAAGCCAACAAAAATCTCCCGGTCAAATTGGATGAATAAGTAAAAAGAGGGTGGTGACTCATTTTGAATCTTAATTATTTAATAGATCCACAGCAACAAACATGTAAAGTCTGCGGCAGAAAAGATAAATTTAATTTTTATGTACAAAACAATGTGGTATGTCTATCTTGCTTTGATGATTTTGCTGCTTTAAGAAACGTCAGTTACGAGGTTATCTCGTTCTGTTTTGCCGGAGAGAAAAAGACTTTTGAATTTTTTAACATCTAAATTACTTACTTACAGTTTCCGGCATCCCTTTTTGTTTTACACTCATTGCAAAACTCTCCAGTTGTGGGTTTAGTTGATTTCTCATCATAATTCGACGTGGGCCAATTGGAACAGTTGGAACAGAAATGCCAAGTATCTTTATCTTTTCTCTTCCTATATGCGCTAGCCATAACCAACTCCCCCCTTTCTTGGATTTCATCCAATAAAAGACACCCACATTGTGATTTGTGATTGTCGAGATAATTTTTGAATTGTCAAGATATTTTTTAGATCAAAGATGCTCTATTTCAAACGGCATTGAACAAGCATCGTAAAAAGAGGTGTACAATAAAGGACTGCCTGAAAAGAAAAGATTATGGCATGGATCGGAGGAGACCACTCTCCTTCAACCTTCTTTTTGTCCAGCCCCGCCTTTTCCGTAAAAAAATCATCTGAACCGCAAAATTTTGTGCACAGAGTGTCGTGGAGTGTCTCTGAGCTACTTGAACGACCCCTTTCCCCTATGAGATCCTACCATCCAACGAGGATCTTTTTTAATGGGAGAAGCGAGTCATGGCTTTCACGTCGACCGATCTGAGCAGTATCGAGACAGCGATACGAGCAATAATTACGAGACTTGCAACCGGCTCAAAGGAAATCGTCAGGTTTTCGATTGGCGATAAATCCTGGGATTATACGCCCTCCAAAGAAAGTCTGGAGACGTTGCAGGAGCTCAAGAAATTGGTCCTCGACGATGTCCAGACATCCGACGTCAAGCCCCGCTTTTTCCTTACCTCGACGGAGAAAGGTCTGTCATGAATATGCTTCCATCAGTGTATCAGCTCCCTCCCTCGCCGCCTGCTCCCGGCTATCTCCGCACACTGGACGCCTACGGCCGCCCGATCCATATTTCAGCCCTAATCGGCACCTACGAGGCCGCCGGAACCGGCCGCCGATTGGGGACCTGGGGCATATCCTCCGCCGGTCCCTCAACCGTCGTTTCCGGATCCCTCAACAATCTCCGCAGCCGCTCCCGCCAGCTCATCCGAAATAATCCTCTTGTGGACGGCGGGATGGATGCCTATGTCGCCAACATCATCGGCTCCGGGATCAATCCGCGATGGCAGATCAAGGATAAGGAAATCAAGGCGGCTCTCCAGGAGCTTTGGGATGACTGGGTCGATGAGGCGGACTTTGGCGAAGTTCTCAATTTCTACGGCCTTGAATCCCTGGTCAGTCGCGGCATGATTGAAGCCGGCGAAATCCTCGGCCGCCTGATCGCCCGCCCCATGGAAGAGGGTCTTTCCGTTCCCCTCCAGATCCAGATCCTTGAAGCGGACCACCTCGATGAAGCGTACAGCACCACAGCAGAGAACGGAAACGAGATCCGGATGGGGATCGAGATCGACGCGGAGGGGAAGCGCGTCGCCTACTACCTCTGGCCGGAGCACCCGGGCGAGGCTTTCATCACCCGCCGCAACATCGCGCAACGGATCCGGATCCCCGCTTCCGAGATCATCCATGTCTTCCGGCCGCTCCGCGCCGGCCAGATGCGCGGCCGCCCCTGGCTCTCCTCGATCATCGTCCGCCTTCATGAGCTCGATCAATACAGCGATGCCGAGCTCGTCCGCAAGAAGACCTGCGCCATGTTCGGCGGTTTTATCACAGAGAACCTAACTGGCGTACCGCCCGGCGATCTTTCGGCCTGGTTCGGCAGGAGAGCAGCCAATGATTCACAGGGGAACGCCGTTGTCGCCTTTGAACCCGGACAATTCTCGGTACTTCCCCGCGGGCTGGATGTCAAATTCTCCCAGCCGGTGGACGTGGGGACGACATACGAAGTCTGGATCAAACAGCAGCTCCGCGAGATCGCCAAGGGCATGGGCGTCACCTACGAACAGCTCACCGGCGACCTGAAAGGTGTCACCTATTCATCGATCCGGGCGGGCCTTCTCGAATTCCGCCGCCGTGTGGAGCAGCTCCAGCGGGAGATAGTCATTTTCCAGTTCTGCCGGCGCGTCTCCCATGCCTGGATGGACGCGGCGGTTCTCTCCGGCGCGATTAGCATCCCCGATTATTTCCCGAATCGGCGTATCTACCGCCGGATCAAGTGGCGTCCGGACGGCTGGCCCTGGGTCGATCCGCAAAAAGACCAGGAAGCGGCCAAGAACGCAGTCCGCAGCGGCTTCACGTCTCGTTCCAAGGTCGTCGCCGAGAGGGGAGACGACGTTGAGACGATTGACCGCGAGAATTCCGAGGACAATGCCCGGGCCGATAGCCTCGGACTCGTCTATGACACGGATCCCCGCAAGACAGGGACCGGAAAGACCGGCGCGCCCGCCCCCCGAAAAAAGGACGATCCCGATAATCCGGAAGATCCGGAAAATCCGGATGCAGACACAGAAGGAGAAGAGCAATGAAAAACCCCGTGCAGCTCATTGACGCTTTTTTCCGGAAGCCGCTTCTCATAGAGGAGGCCACGCTCCGGATGATCCTCGCCGCGTTGAACGCTTCCGCCGCGTTTCCCGCGCCACAGGCGGCTTACGGCGGCGGGCGAAACGGCAACGTTGTCACGATCCGCAGCGAGGTCGCCGTGATCCCGATCCTGAATATCCTCTCTTATCGCTCGCTGGATTACTGGTCCTATCTGTTCAGCGATACCACCTACCAGGATATCCGCCGGAATTTCCGGCAAGCCCTGGGCGACAGCGCCGTTTCGGCTATCGTCCTGGACGTCGCATCTCCCGGCGGCGGAGTTGAAGGGGTATTCGATTTGGCGGACGAGATCTATCAGGCACGCGGCGTCAAACCGATCTACGCCATGATCAACGAGAGCGCCCTGTCGGCCGCCTATTTGCTCGCCTCATCCGCGGACAAGGTTTTCCTTCCCCGTACGGGGTTTGCAGGATCCATCGGTACGTTGGCGGTTCATATCGACGAGAGCGGAGCGGAGTCGGAGGCCGGCCTGAAATACACCGAGATCTATTCCGGAAACCGTAAAGTCGATGGCAGCCCCCATGCCCCGCTGACCGAAGAAGCCCGCGCCATATACCAGAAGTTCGTCGATCAGAATTACGATCTGTTCATCGAGACGGTCGCCCGGAACAGGGGCCTCAAACCCGCCGACGTCCGGGCGCAGCAGGCGGCGATCTATACGGGAAAGGAGGCCGTCGCCGCGGGCCTGGCTGATGCGGTCCTGTCATGGGATGCGGCCTGGAAAAAAGTAATTGGAGCAAAAACCAAACAAGGAGGAACGAGCATGAAAACAAAATTGCTGGCGCTCTTCGAGGGGGTGCCGAAGGAAAGCGTCGCCCAGGCCCTTTTGGAACTGGGCTACGTCCCCAAACCGGAACAAGGGTCCGTCATTCTGGCAGCCGGCGCAATCCCGGCCATTGCCGCCGCCCTGGGCTTGACTGCCGAGCAGCTCGCCGGCGACCTGTCAAAGGTCGATTACAAGGCGGCCCAGACGGCAGCGATCCAGAAAGCCCAGAACGACGCCAGAACGGAGACGCTCGCCTACGTCAATTCGATCCATGAGATCTGCGCCCTGGGCGGGCAGGAAAAGATGGCTCCGGCGCTGATCAAGGAAGGGGTCAAGATCGAGGATGCCCGCGCGAAGGTCCTGGCAGCCAAGGCACAGGGATCCGATCGGACGCACATTCTCTCGACGATTGGCGGCGTGTCCGCCGACGGGCCCAACATATTGTTGGCCGATGCGAAGAAGAGGGCGGCTGCTTGCGCAACAAAAAAATAGAGGAGCGGCGATCGACTGTAATTATGGCTTAATCATGAACATAACCGGCCCGGTCCGGCAAAAAGGAAAGGAGAATTCGTTATGAAAAAGTTTTTTGATGGCATTTTCGGGGGCCTGAATCCGGGATCGATGATCTTCTTGGTGATCCTGTGCGTGATCGCTGTCGCTCATTATCTGCTCGGCGCGCGGGGGGATTCCGGCGATATTGTTGTGATGGGGATGGCAGCCCTGACGCAGTCGAACACCCTTCAGGACATTCTTAAATGGGAAGAGGACAACATGCACAGCCGCGACGTCGTCACGGTCGCCTCCGGCCAGAATCTCTCCCTTGGGGCGGTCATCGGAAAAATCACGAAGTCGACTCCGACGACCGGGACGGCGGATGCCGGAAACACAGGCGGCGGTACATGCGGGTCGGTCACCGCGGGCCAGAAGGCCAAAATAGGAAGCTATCAGATCAAATGTCTTACCTATACGGCCAGCCCCCTGGCGGCGACGTTCGAGGTCAAGGATCCGGACGGCAATCTGCTTCCGGAAGCGTCTCTTGCCGCATACACGTCTCCTCAGATCAATTTCACAATGGCGGACGGCAGCCCCGTGATCACCGTCGGCGACATCTGGACAATCGCGGTCGCGGCCGGATCGGGACAGGTCAAGGAAATCAATTTCGACGCTGTGGACGGAACCCAGGATGCGCATGGATTCGTGATCGCAGCCTATGACGCGACAAGCGCGGCCCTCTCCGGCGTGGCGATCGTGCGTGATGCAAGGATAGTCGCTGCGGATCTGGTCTGGCCGGTCACATCTCCGGTCGTTTCCACCGCGCAGAAAAACGCCGCCCTGGCACAGCTCAAGGAAAAGGGGATCGTCGAGTCGAGCGAAGTATAACAGTTCCCGGCAGTGCCGCTGCAACCGAATCGGCCTACGGAATCACTAAACCGGGAGCGATCCCTAAACAAGAAAAGGAGAGACTACCATGGATGAGATTTTGAATCCCTTTGAAGCGGACAACGCGTTCAACATGGCATCGTTGTGCGCGGCCGTGGATATTCTGCCGAACAATTACGGCAGGGTCAACCAACTGGGCCTGTTCACCGACGTGGGCGTCACACAGCGGACGGTCATTATCGACGAGCGCAACGGCGTCCTGAACATCCTCAAAACAATGCCGGTCGGCGCGCCCGGCCAGCAGAACAAGATCGGCAAGAGGGGCGTCCGTTCTTTCGTCATTCCGCACATCCCCCTGGACGACGTCATCCGTCCGGAGGAGTATGCCGGCATCCGTACCTTCGGCCAGCCCGTGGGTCTGGAGACCCTGGCCTCGGTGATGAACACCCATCTGCAGGCGGCGAAAGACAAGTTTTCATTGACCATCGAGTACCTTCGCATGGGCGCGCTGAAAGGGATCATCCTCGATGCGGACGTCTCGACGCTCTACAACCTCTATACCGAGTACGGCATCTCGGCCAAGACCGTCGCTTTCGCTCTGACCACGTCGACCACCGATGTCGCCGCCAAATGCCGTGAAGTGGTCCGTCACATCGAGGACAATCTGAAAGGCGAAGTGTCGACGGGTGTGCGGGCACTGGTGGACGCCGATTTCTTCGACGCCCTGATCGGACATGCCGAAGTCCAGAAGTTCTGGCTGAACCATTCCGCAGCCCTCAACCTGGCCGGATCCGGCGATGATCCCCGCAAGAATTTCAATTTCGGCGGGATCACCTGGGAGGAGTATCGCGGCACCGGCACCGACGCGGACGGCAACACCCGAAAGTTCATCACCCAGAATGAGGGCCACTGCTTCCCGGTGGGCACCATGAACACCTTCAAGACCATCTATGCGCCGGGCAATTTCCTGGAAGCGGTCAATACCCCGGGCATCCCGATCTATGCGAAGCAGGCGATAGAACAAATGGGACGATGGGTCGATCTGCACATCGAATCGAACCCGCTTCCCATCTGCCTGCGTCCCGCGGTCCTGGTGAAGGTGACGAAAACCTGATCGTGATCGCACGATGACGCAATGATCCTGTAACCGGCCTGTTTTGGAGCCGCCCGTCCATGAGGACGCGGCGGCCATGCCGGTTCCGGACAAGACCGGGAATCCCATCCGGGATGAAAAAAGGGAACGTGATCCATGGGACCTGATGAGGAAATGAAAGAGGGGCTGTTGGATTTGTATGCCCTTGGAAAGGATGCGGTTTTCACGCATTCCGGGGGCGATCCGGTCGACTGCAAGGTCTTCATCAATTTCAACGTACTTCTCCAACCCGCCGGGATAGAAGCGCAGGCCTGGCAGCGGGGAACGACGATCGATGCGCTGCTCTCCGACGCCTCCGGCATCGGTATCGGGGCCTCCGAGCCGTCCCGGGACGACACGTTTACGATTGCCGGTGTGACCTATACCGTCAAGAGCATACTCGAGAACGACGGCTTCAGCGTCAAGGCGGTGGTGACATGAGCCTTCAGATCAAAATCGACGACGAGGATTTGCGGCAGGTCAGGGCGATGCTGCAGGGCGTAAAGGGCACGGCTGACGTGGTCATGAAGCGGGCGATCGACAGGACGATGGGAACCGTCAAAACGACGGTATCCCGCGTGGCGCGCGAGACATTGAATATTTATAAAAGGGACCTGGATCAGAACATAGGCATACGTAAGTACGATCATGCGAGGAATTCCGGCGCGGTCACGATTCAAGGGGCTTCGCTGCCGGTATACGATTTTAAGCCGCAAAAGATGCTGTCCGGCGTGAGTGTGCAGATCAAGAAAAAAGGGCCCAGAAAGGTCATCGAGGGCGCGTTCATCTCCACGATGAAAAGCGGCCATGCCGGCGTCTTCTGGCGTGAATGGCATAAATACAGGGTGCCTCTGAAGGCAAAACAGCCGCCCTGGAAGAAACTTCCCAGAAAATACCGGCTCAAGATCCACGAAATATTCACGACATCGATTCCGGAAGCGGTCGGCGATCTGGTTCCCATGACGGAGATCCTGGCGGACGCCGAGGTCAATCTCCATAACAACCTCGAACGCGAGCTGAATTACGAGCTTTCAAAATTGTAGGGGCTTTAAGGAATAATGGACACCATCAGGGAATTGATCATCCAGGCGATCATCGCGCGGGCCGCCGTCATTCTGACGACCGGCGCCCCCCAGGCCTACGCGACGGACATCGGCGCGAGCGTTTTGCGCGCCAGGCCGAAAGTCGATCCCGCTGAACTTCCCTGCACGATTGTCTGGCCGCATCTCGAAACAGCGGAAAATGTCTATGGTAAATCGCGCCGCAAGATGCCGGTCAAGATCGAGGGGCTCGTCGCATTCGGGTCCGAGGATCCTTCCGTCATATCGGAGCGGATCCTGGGCGATCTGATCAAATGCTTCACGTCTCCCGCGTGGGAGCCGGGATATATCGAATCCATCGTCTATCAGAGCGGCGGAGTGGAATCGCCCCTGGACGACGGGTCCATGTCCGTCGGTAACCAGGCTGTTTTTTTGATCGTTTATGACACCAAGGTCGGGGATCCGTATACCCAGTGAGCAAGCCATGACCGAAACGATAAAAAATCTCATCATCACCGGATCCGCCGTGTGCGTGCTCGACGATATCAGGAATATTGGCAAGAATATCGGGGACACCTTGCAGCAAGGTGTCCCCGATATTCCTTATCCTGCCGACTTCATGGCGATCGGCCTGGACGCGGTGAACAAATACGCCTGGCCGATCCTCTATGTCGCGACCTACCATCCCGAAGACATTCCCGACATCCGCAAGCGCAGGGAGGCGTTCGGCGGCAATGCCGATTTCAAAATCATAGGCCATGACCCTAAACACAAAGAGGGTGTGGACATCATCATAAACGATTACTGGACGCCTTCCGGATCCTCTGCGCTCTTGGGCGTACAGGCGGCGCTCCGGATGGGTTATCGCCGAATCATCATTTGCGGTTGTCCCCTCACGGGTAAAGGGCCGAACGGCGCCACTTATGAAAATTTTCGCAATGGATGGCAGCACAGGATTAAAGAATTGGAAGGCCGGGTCCGCTCGATGAGCGGCTGGACGCGCGAATTTCTTGGAAGTCCCACGGAAGAGTGGCTTCTGAACGGAAAGTGAATGTCGATCTTGATTGTCATTGGTTCTGCGCCTTGCGCTAAAGCGGATCTTGCGGCGTTCCTCGAGATTGTCCGCGATTCCGATCTTTCAAGCCGCAAGGTCAGCGTCATGGCCATCGGCCTCGATGCAGTCAATAAATTCATGGGCCATGTCGCATTTATTGCGACGAACCATCCCGAAGACATCCCGGAGATCAAAAAACGGCGGCAAAACGCTGGGGGAAATATCGATTATCTGGTCATCTCTCCGTTGCCTGGTCCGGGAATCGATATTGTCGAACCTTACAGGCCGCCTTCCGGATCGTCGGCCATAACGGGAACGCTGGCGGGGATCCGGATCGGATATGAAAAGATCATCCTTTGCGGCTGTCCTTTGACCGGCAATGCACCGGAAGGAAATTCCTATGCGGCGTTCCGGGAGGGTTGGACTGTAAACCGCGAAGCCTTCGGAGACAAGGTGCGTTCAATGAGCGGTTGGACGCGCGAGTTTTTGGGCGCACCCACGAAAGAATGGTTTGGAGATTAAAGGTGAACGTTCCGGTTGACAGATTTATCACGGGGGCGGGTGAGAAATTGAACGATAACCCCGCCTTTCATGCATATCGGGCCTGCCTTGAAGGCCGTCGCGATGAAGCGCGGGCGGCGCTGATCCGCGCGCACTACGATGCATATTTCGGGGATCGCCTCGTCGTCACGACCGATAACATGGTCGCCGACCTTTACAAAAGGAAAGGCACTGAGAAGCCCGAAAATTACAGGGATTCGGATCCGGGTATTGTCCGCCTGGCTGTAACCGCCCGCGTGGATGCCTATTTGAAGGCGTTCGATGCGCTTGTGCGGACCGGACGGATCACGCGGGACGAGCCCATTCGTGCGAGGATTTCCGGCGACAAGTTCGTCCTGATGTCATGCGGCTACAATGACGTCGCTGCATGGGCGGCCGCGGGCCATTCGATCGTTCCCGACGTCGTCATTGTTCCGGAAAAGGAGATCACGATCGGCGCGTGTTGGGACGGGAGCGATTATTACTCGCCCGAATATGTCAATATTCTCTATCGATCCGTTCTGAGAAACACGACCATTCCCTTCGATTTCGTGCTCTACGTCGGCCCGGAGGCAACCAGGCCGGAGCGGCCCGGAAGGCTTGATTCGATCGACAGGCGGATCAAGATCGTGCAGGTCGGGCTTCCTTTCTGGTGGTGCGCCATGCCGTTCTGGCAGAGATACGCCCCCGGAGTCGAGACGGAAAGCGTTCTCTATCTCGATCTGGACCAGGTCATCCTGGGCAATATCGACGAGATCGTCCGCTATCCCTCGAATCATGCCTATATGAAGGACTATCCCGCGTACTGCTGCCCGCCGGGCCTTGAAGGCGACGGGAACGCGAGCGTCTCCCTTATCCGTCACGGCGCCGGGGAACGGGTGTGGGCGGAATATGTCGCAAACGGCAAGCCGGTCTGGAACCCTCGTAATCCTTTTAAGGGGCGCAAACTTCCCCTGGCGGTTCAGTCGATCGTCAATAACCGGGATCTTCATATCGAGCATGACGTTTTCCCCGAGCAATGGGTGTCGTCTTACAGGCTGTGGGCGGCGAAAAACGGTCCTCCGGAGGGCTGCAAGATCGTATCTTTTCATGGTCAACCCAAGCCGGCGCAATGCACGGAGCCGTGGGTGGTGGAGAATTGGCGATGATCGGTCTCAAAAAGACGGGGCACAACGCGACAATCCATCCCCTGGCGAAGATTGTCTACCCTCAAAACGTCAGCATCGGCATGGAGACGGTGATTGACGACTTTGCGTTTCTATACGGATCCGGGCGCGGGATCGATATCGGCCGCTTCTGCCATGTCACGACGCACTGCATCCTGCAGGCGGGCGGCAAGCTGACGATGGAGGATTTTTCGGCTATCGGTCCCGGCGGAACCATTCTGGCCGCAAGCGACGACTACGAGGGAAACGGCTTCATCGGCCTTGCCGTGTTCGGCGACAAATATCGACGCGTCAGAAACGCCGATGTCCACGTCAAGAGACATGCCCACATCGGCGCCGGCAGCATCGTCCTTCCCGGCGTTACGATCGGCGAGGGCTGCTCCGTCGGCGCCGGCAGCGTGGTCACGCGCGACCTTCCGCCCTGGACGATCTGCGTCGGCGTTCCCTGCAAGCCCGTCCGGCCAAAGCCGAAGGAGAAGCAGCTCGCAATGGAGAAGGAATTTCTCGAAGAGTATTTCAAGACGCACGGAGAGATCGTGGTGTCGATCTGCTGCCTGACCTATAACCACGCGGCTTTCATCGAGGAGGCCATAAAAGGTTTCCTCATGCAGAAAACAACGTTCCGGACGGAGATCATCATCCATGACGACGCCTCGACGGACGGGACGGCCGACATCGTGCGAGACTACGCGGCAGCATTCCCTGATAAAATCAAGGCGATTCTGCGCACCGAAAACGAGTATTCCAAGACGGGCGTTTACCCGATTGCGAAATACGTCTATCCCCTGGCCAGGGGTCGCTATATCGCCGAATGCGACGGCGACGACTATTGGACCGATCCCCTGAAATTGCAGAAACAGGTCGATTTTCTGGAGGCGAACCCGGATTTCGTGATGGCATACCATGCGTACCGGATGCACCGGGACGGCAGATTTATCGATCCGACAGGGACCCCGCACGACTTTTCCCCGGACGAGCTGGTTGGCTACCGTCTGACGGATTATTCCATCACCACCTGTACGAAGGTTTTCAGGAATTTCTATTCCCCTGAAACAAAGTCCGATTTTGAGACGTTTTGCGGCGACTATCCTCTGACGGTTTTGATGGGCCTGCATGGGAAATGCAAATTTATCGAGGGGATTGCGCCGTCTGTTTATCGAAAGCATCCCGGGAATTCATGGTCCGGGTTGCCGATTACAGATCAGAATCGCCGGACTCAGGAGATGTATCGCAGGATCTACGAGGCGATCAAGGCCAAAGGAAACGAGAAACATACCGCTATGAGAAAGAGGTTTATCAATGGCTGAGGGAGCGCACAAAATCACGGCGGAATTTGAGCGGGCGCTTGCCGAGTACACCGGAGCCCCCTTTGCCGTTGCCCTGGACAATTGCAGCAACGCGCTTTTCCTGGCGCTGAAATACGAGGGCATCGAGGGGAAGGAGATCTGGATCCCCGCCCGGACCTATCCGTCAGTCCCCTGCGAGATCATCCATGCCGGCGGCCGTGTGTGCTTCGGGCCTCCTTGTCGTTATCTCGGCGGGGACATGGACCGGAAGCCCGAAGGGATCGGTCCGTGTCCCCGGAACGTTGAGACCCTTCGCGGCGCGTATCCCCTGCATCCCACCAGCGTTTGGGATTCTGCGCTTTGTTTTACCGCCAATATGTATCTGAAGGGAACGCTGATGTGCCTGTCGTTCACGGGCCCATACAAGCATCTCAAATTGGGCAAGGGCGGCGCGATCCTGACGGATGATCCGGATGCCTGTGTCTGGTTCAAACGGGCCCGCTTCTCCGGCCGGCGCGAGTGCTCCTACCACGCGGACCAGCTCGATATGCTCGGATGGAATTTCTATATGCTCCCGGAGATCGCCGCGCGGGGCCTGCTCCTTATGGGACAATTTTACGACCGGGACGGCAAGCCGAAGAGCAACCCGGATCTGGAGTTTCCCTATCCGGACCTGTCCCGGTTTCCTATTTACTCGACAGGAGCGAAATCATGACGACGCCGGAACTGTTTAACGATGTCTGGAAGCGCGGCAGCTACCGCGAGGGATCGACCTGTCTAAGGCTTCTCCCGTTTCTGCGGCAGCATATCCCGGCGGGGAGCATCGTGAACGACTACGGATCCGGGACCGGCAGGGCCGAAAAGGGCCTGCTCGAATTCTGTTCCCAGGTGAACATGGTCGACTTTGCAGACTCCGCGCTAGAGGAGGAGATCCGGCACCTGGTCGACGGCGGGCGGCTGACCTATACGGTCGCGCCGTTGGATAACCTTCCGGCTGACTTTCCGGTCGCGGATTGGGGGATCTGCATCAACGTCCTTATGACCGTCGATCCCCAAAAGCTGGAGAAGATCCTCTCGGAAATGCGCCGGACATGTCGGAATCTAATCATCGAGGTTTACGACGTGTCCGACTTTCGTCTTGGTCTGGACATGACGACGATCAAGGGAGACGCGGCGTTCTGGGCCGCCCGGATGCGAGAGCACTGGCCGGTCGTGGAATCGCACAAGAGCCCGGAGCATTCGCACAGATACATAACCATTGGAAGATCAACGACATGAAATAAGAGCGGCCAAGTAATCAATCCGGGTCTCCCCATGGCCTGATCAGCCAAGGGGCGCAAGAAAAGGGCGGCAGTGAGGTGCCTCACCATCTCATTGTCGCCCTTTTTCTTTACCCGGGAACCGGATCAACAAACACAGAAGGAGGAATCAACCATGGATGCGAGCAATGCCAAAATTCAGTACGAAAGCGGCCAGGATCTTGTTTCGTTCGTCGCTTTAACCGACCAGGGGGACCACAAGGATTTCCGCAGTGCAGGCGAACTCTGGTCAAACCGGGAAGGATATGAGCCGGACGTCAAGCCCAACGGACTGGCCACGGGCGGAGCGGTTTCGGCGGCCGCGTCCGGATCGGATGACGTGGTCGATGTCGCCGCGCTCACCTGTTACCTGGCGGGGGTTCTGACCACGGTCGGAGCCTCGACGGACCTGGCGATCGCACGGCCGACGGCGAGCCATGTCAAGTATTCGATCACCGTCACGTCCGCCGGCGCCATCTCCGCCGTAAAGGGAACGGAGAGCACGGCGTTTTCGACGACCCGCGGCGCTGCGGGCGGGCCCCCTTTAATCCTGACCGACTCCATCGAGATCGCCCAGGTGTGGCTCTCTGCCGCGGCGTCGGCGGTCATCACCGCAGCAGAGATCAAGCAGGTCGTGGGGACCCACTGCGAGCGGTACGACTATCCGACGTGGGAAGAGAAACGCTTCAACGTCGAGGGCGGCGTTATCGGTTATGCCGGAATCCTGTTCGCTTCGGCGTTGCCCCTGATCCATTCCGCTACATCGCCTGTCGTGGCCGTCCCCAAGGCGGTCTATGCGCAGTATTACGAGCCGGCCTTCACGGATGTCACGAAGGCATCTGATTTCGTTCCTCCGGAGACGACCCACTCCGTCAGCTCGAAGCAGATTTACCAGATGACGCTCGGCTCATCGAGCTCCGCGCTCAACCAGGGATCGTTCACCGCATATCTGCAGGACGGAATCTCCGACGGGCTTCTGGCCTTGAAGAATTGCACCCTGTTCTTCAAGTTCTTCCAGAACGCGCTGAATTCGACGCCGTACATTCTGACGCAGGGCAAGCTCGGAATCACCCGGACTTTCCCCGCCGGAGATCAGATCACGGCGGCCTGCACGATTTCGGCGGAAGCGGCTGCATCGGAAGTGAACGGGTAAAAGTATTATGGGGACATAAGGATTATGGGGACATGATGCGGCATCGTGTCCCCATAATCCCTAGCGGTACGTGTCCCCGGATAAACCGATAAACAGGAGTGACATCATGACGACCGAAAAGAAGGTCACAGGGTTCGATTCAAAGAAGTTTTTGAAGACGAAGTTCACCCCCCGCACGGAGGAGGTCCCGGTCCCGGATCTGGCCGACTTCTTTCCTGATGGCGCAAAGGCTGTCTGGAAGGTCCGCGGCCTTACCGGCCACGAACTCGGCCGGGCGAATGAGGCGGCGGATCGAAACAAGAACGTCGTTGCGATTCTTGAAGGAATCGCCTCGGGCGTGGCCAAGGAGCAGACGGAGGCGGTCAAGCAGCTCCTCGGCGTCGCCGGATCCACGCCGCACGATATCGCCAAGCGGCTGGAGCACCTTGTTCTCGGCAGCATGGATCCGCCCTGCACTCCGGATCTGGCCGTTCGCCTCTGCGAAACCTTCCCGGTCGAGTTTTTCCAGATCACGAACCGGATCGTCGAACTGACCGGCCGGGGCCAGATGCCGGGAAAACAGCAGCCCTCTGGCGAGATCCCGAAGTCCGCGCCTGCCTCGCCCTCGGAAGCGCCAGGGGGAGGTTCCTCTACGAGCTGAGGCCGGATTTGTTTCCACAGGGCTTTCTTACGGGAACCGAAATGGAACTCTGGGAGAAGCACTACGAATCGATGAAGAGGAAATGAAAAACGAATCCTTCTGGAAATTGGACGAACGACAGATCCTGGCTCTGGCGATCTACGGCGAAGCGCGTGGGGAGCCGGCAGAAGGCAAGATCGCCGTCGGCAGCGTGATCCTGGAGCGCGTCGATCACCGGGCCTGGGACGGCAAGACCGTTCACGAGGTCTGCCTGAAGAAATACCAGCTTTCCTGTTTCAATCCGGGCGATCCGAACCGCGGGAAGCTGCTCAACCTGGCCGAGCACTGGGATGAATCAATGGTCACGGATCCGGCGCTCAACGACTGCTACACGATCGCCTCCGGCCTGCTCGACGGGACGATCCCCAGGACGCCGGAGATCGCCGCGAGCCACTGCTGCCAGTACCTCACAAAGGCGGCGAAAAAAGGCGTGGACTGGTGGACGGGCATGGATCTGGTCCTGACCGTCCGCAACCATGAATTTTACGCATGAAAGAAGAAACGTTGTGAAGGGGGAAAGCGAATGACTGGCGAGGATAAGCGGGAACTTATTACAGGGTATGTAAATCTCAGAGACCACCTTGAAGCTCTTTGGAGAGAACGGGAGAAGAGATTAGAGGACCGCTTTAATTCCATTGTAAAAATCCTTGAGGCCACGGCTAAGGAAATGGCTCATAGGCTTGAAGTCCTCAATCATGCCCATGAACAGTCGGTTGCTGATCGCACAGAACTTCAGAGTGCTAGCGAGTTCAAGACCTTTAAGGCCGATCTCGATAAATGGCAGGGGGTCGTGAATAATGCCATCACCACCTTCAACACCCGATACGAGTTCAGGATAAACGCGGCGACGTGGATTTCCATCGTGTCTTTGGTACTGGGAATCGGAAGTTTGGTCGCACTTCTTTTGAAGAAATAAGGAACATCATGCTTCTAGGAGACAAGATAACGACGAATGAGTCTTCGATAGAAGAGGTCTATGATACCGAGTGGATTGATGCGAGCGTCCCCAAGTATCGAGACTTCCTGTGGGCTCACTATCAGGCATTTAACCTGTGCGCACAGGAGGCAAATTTCCGCTGCCCCGGAAGAAAGGCTCAGAAGATAGTCCTGCTCGATGCGAGTTCCCAAACAGGAGAGTGCCCAGATCATACCACTCATTCCGGCCTGCCGCCTTCATGTCTGGACTGGCAGTATTTCACCTACAAGGTTCGTAACAACACCGAGTGGCCGGGGCCGAGAATCTGGATATACGACCGAGAGCCGTGGAGCCTGCAGGCCCAGTTACTGACGGATGTCTTCGATGTTCCTCGGAACGCGGCTATGGTGGCGCTCCTCGCAGAGGCTTTCCCTGGAGTGCAGCAGATGCTGGGAGCGCAGATCTATGATGCCGTGGCTTCGTTCTTTCCGAAGGATTCGCCGGAGTGGTCTTTTATCCACTTCGGCTCTCAGCCATGCGGGGTATATGACTATCATCACTATACGCACTGCCACTTGTACCCGAGTCCGGGGAAAAGGATAAACAGAGAAATGATACTTTACGGAGGAGAAAATATGGGAGTAATCACTTGGTTGGATACAAAGGTCGCTGCGATGGAGGCGGGAAAGGCACAGGGGAAAAAGGTCCTGCTCCTCGGCGGCGATACGAACTGTAGCCGAACGATGAATTTCAAGGATGTGGTCTGTGAGATGACCACTCCCCCGATCAAGAACCAGATCGAGAAGAATCTCATTCCTTGGTTTGGAGACCGATCAAAGGCGCCGGGAGGCAAGTTCTACAATTCAGATTGGTACTCCTACCCGAGCGGATTGGGGGCCTTTATCTTCCCCCTGCTCTGCGTGATCGACCCAAATGATCCGAACAATTTCCTTGACCGGACGGCTGACAGGCAGGACCCGCAGGTGTTCTATGATCGGCTGTTGAAGTATCCAGCGGAAGGGGTGATTCCGCCTGAGAAAACGACCCTGTTCTTCCCTCACTCATCCGTCATCAAAGGCTGGGAGACGGAGTTGGCTATAATCAATAACAGCAACCAGCCTATCTCGGGATCGATAAAGGTCTATAACGATGCAGGGGCATTACTGGATACCAGAGCAGCGTCGCTTCCTGCTTTCGGAAGAAAGCAGATCCTGATCTCGGCCGAGTTCAAGGACAAGGTTGTGGACTATGTCGCCTTCAGCACGGATGGCGACAATGTCTGCGGGTACACCAAGTTCTACAAGACCGGACTCCAGAGAGCCGCTCTTCCTGCCATCATCGGCGGGAAGACATTCGGTGTCTTTCCAAAACTTGAGAAGGAAGGCTGGACAGGGATCGCCTTCGTCAATATGGAGGAGGCTGTGGCGACGGTCTCCCTGACTGCGTACAGCGATGCCGGAATAATCATCGCGAGCAAGGCGCTCTCAGTCCCGGCACACGCCAAGGTCGTCAACAGTCCCGAGGCCATATTCGCGCAGGATATTTCCAAGGCCACTTACTTCACCTTCCTGTCGGACAGGAAGGTGGCTGGGTTCCAGCTCAATGGGACCACGGACGAGAGGATGCTGGACGGGTTGAACGCCCTATAAGGGGGTCAGATGAACCTAACCGACAAAACAAGAGGAGGATGTATGAGAAAATTTTTAATTGGGCTTTTGATGGTTTTGATGGTGTCAGGGCTTTTCGGCTGTGCGGGACTGAATACCAGCGTCCCTGTAAACGTGGCCACTGACGTGGCCTTCGTTATGGTGTTGCAGAACAACCCGTCCTACAAAGACGCGGTTGTTACCGCGCTTCAGAGCGTTAAGGTCTTTCTTAATGGCGAAGTGACCTATGACGACCTGATCCTGTTTATCACTAACAAGTTCGGTGGAAAATATGCGTATGTGGGCGTAATCCTTGCAGCATACATAGACGCCGACAAACCTATCTTTGAGACGCACTTGACCTTGTTTGATGAGTATAAGGTCGGGATCATCAAGAAGATAGACAGGCTGCTTTTACTTGCCGGAACGGTTGGAGGTTGACCATGCGCTGGAAAAATTTTCTCACAACGATTTCGGGCATAGTGGCAGGACTCCCGCCGATCATCAATGCGATAGTCCCTATCGTAGCTCCTAAAACGGCTGCGATCATATCGGCCATAGGGATGGTGCTGACGGGACTCTTTGCAAAGGACTACAACAAAACGGGGGTTTGAGATGGATGACGAACCGAAGACCATAACCACAGTCGAAGAAGTCAAGGAAGTCACGTCCGAGAAGGTCGCCGAGATAGTCGTGACTAAAGAGGAGATTCGGTTCACACCTCGGGTGGTGGCGGACACGTTAATGACTCTGGAGGAAATCAAGAGGATTCCTCCAGAGCATTACCCGATCATCATGTACTGCGACGGTGGTTCATTATTCGGCTGGCTGATCCGCGCAATAGATCGAAGTGCTGCAAGCCACATTCAGTTACTCTACGACACGGACAAGATCGCCTCCCAATGGTTCTACTATACCACTTTCAACGTGGATCACCTTGCCACTTACAACTGCAAACTAATATGGAATCCCACGTGGACGCCCGAACAGAGAAAAATCCTGATCGATGCGATTAAGGAGCGACTGGCGTGTGGCAAATGGAAAACCCGCTATGATGTGTGGGGGGTCTTAGGAGAGGCGCTAAATATCGGTTGGATGCAGAGCAGGACCTACGATTTTTGCTCGGAGGCTGTCGGTCGCTTTCTCCGGATGGTTGATCCGGAATTCGATAAGTGGATGCAGTCGAGCAAGACTCCGACTCCGAAGGAGATTAATCTATACACAAAATCGCATAATCCCCCGTACCAGATATATGGACGGTATCTGGTGGATGATCAATAGAAACCAAGGGGCTTTCGGTGGGAATCGCGTGTTTGATATGGCGAGATCAAGGTGAATAAATGGCGAACGTATCGAAAACCGTCGAGATCATCTTCGGCGGCAAGGACGATCTCAGCAAGGTGGTCGATCAGATCGGCCGGAAATTCAGCGGATTCGAGGATCTGACCTCGAAGTTCACGGAGCCCCTGGCCGACGCCGCTAAATCCATAGAGAAGATCGACGCGGCCCTGCTTGCCCTGGCGATCGGCGGGATGGCCTACGCAGTCAAGGAATCCAGCGAGTTCAACAAATCCTTCGCGCTGATCAGCACGTCCGTCACGGCTACCGGCGGCGACCTGGCGAAGTACCGTAACGACATTCTAAATTATTCGACACAGTCCGTCAAATCCCTCGAAGATATCAATGCGGCGCTCTACACGGCGGCCCAGGCCGGAGTAAAATATACCGAATCGCTTGAATTCATGGGGAAATCCGAACAACTGGCCGTTGCGAACAACGCGAATCTCAACACCACGGTCGATCTCCTGACCGGCACGATGAACGCCTACGGCTTCACGATCAAGGACGTCGGACACTTGAACGACGTCTATTTTCAATCGACCCTGATCGGCAAGCAGACGATCGATGAACTCGGGCAGAGCATGGGTAACGTCGTCGGCATTGCGGCCAACTCCGGCGTGTCCTTCGAGGAATTGAACGCGGCCATCGCGACGCTTACCGCCAAGGGGATGCAGACGCCCGAGGCGATTACGGCAATCAAGGCCGCGATCACCACGATTATTTCACCGTCCAAGGAGGCGTCGGAAGCGGCAAAGGCCCTCGGCCTCAATTTTAGTCTGACGGAACTGACTTCAAAAGGCCTCTCCGGGATGCTCACGGAGATCATGCATAGGACAGGCGGAAGCAAAGAGGCGATGGTCGGCCTGTTCAATGAAGTCCGCGCCATGAACGGCGTGCTGACGCTCACCGGCGACGGGATGAAGTTCTTCAACAACGCCCTGGATGAGATCGTGAATTCCGCCGGAGCGGCAGAGAAAGCCTACCAGAAAATGGTGGCCACCTTCTCCAATCAGATGCAGATCATCCAAAACGTCGCAAAGGTCACGATGATCTCGATCGGCACGGAACTGGAGCCGATGGCTGCCAAGGTCGCCGGATCGTTCGCGGCATTGCTGGCCGGCGTAAAGATCGGCGTGGACGCCGGGGCGTTCGATCCGCTGTTCCAATATCTCGACAAGGTGAGCACGTCCCTTTCCGTATGGTTCAGGGGGATCGCCGAGGCCATGCCTGAGGCTTTGTCCCAGCTTGACTTCACCGCGCTGATCGCCGCTTTCAATGAGCTGGCCCGCGCGATCGGCGACTATTTCGGCGGGCTGGATCTGACCAAGTCCGACGACCTCGCGAGCGCGCTGCAGACGCTGGTGGATATCATCACCGGTCTGGTCCAGGTGACGGCGGGCATGGCGGACGCCTTCCGGCCTTTCATCACTCAGATTGTCGAGTTTTTCAAGACCCTGGCGAACGGCGACGAGGAAACGCAGAAGACCCTCGGGCAAATCATGGCGTTTTCCCAGGCGATAGAATCGGCCGGATTGCTGTTTGTCGCCGCGGTCATCGCAATCGATCAATACAAACTTTCGATAACGGGCCTGTTCAATGTCGTGGCGGGCGGCGCCCAGGTGATGCTGAACGGCTTCACCATCATGGTCGAGGCGATCAAGGGGATCATGATCGTGGTCGCCGGGTTCTTCATTGAGGTCCTGGATCAACTGACAAATGGCTTCTTTCCCGGTCTGTCCAAGGCAAAGGCTCAACTGACTGAATGGGGCAAATCAATCAGTTTTGAAGAAGATGGGGCGGATGCCCAGCGCGGCCTGTTCCGCTTGATGGAGGGCTTCCAGCAACTCGGGAGCGACGCGGAAAAAACAACCGAAAAGACAAAAAAATTCACCCAAAGCGTCAAAGACATCCCCCTCGACGCCAAGATGCCCCACATCGATCTTCTCGGAGCGGAGGAAGCAAAGACAAAAGTCGACGGCATAAAGAAGGGACTGGATGACATCAAGGGCGACAAGACCATACAGGTTCAGGTGGAGGCCGATGGCACGACCATTCAGAAGGCCCACGGACTGATCAAGCAGACCTTCCCGGACGGAAAGGTCATGTATACCAACGTGGGGCTTTCCGTCGATCTCGCGAATGTGGCCACGGCCAAAAAGAGGATCGAAGATGCAGTACCGAAGAAAAAAGAGGTCGATGTCGAGGTCAAACTTGAAGAGGCCAGGATCAAGGAACGCTCCGCTGTTATTCAGAAATCCCTTGAATGGAAAGCCAAGGTTGACATCGCTCAGATCGAATCGGCGGCGAAAACGATCGAGGCGACGTTCAAGAACCTCGATACTCGGATCACCAGCACGGGCGACTTCATGTCCAAGCTGATCGACACGATGAACAATCCCGGAAACAAGGTATGGGGGCTTGAACAGATGCTCCGCGATGAGGCAGAGGCGCGGAAAAAGGCAATGGAACAGAGCGCGACGCTGACGCAACAGCAAATCGATCTGAACAAACTCAAACTGTCGGCCCTGGAGAGAGGCGATTCGATGATAAAAATTCAAGCCGACGGCCTGAAGCCGCACCTGGAGATGATCCTCTGGGAGCTCCTGGAGGCCTGCCAGATCCGGGCGAACCAGAGCGGCTCCGAGTTCCTGCTGGGGATTGCATGATGAACGACATGATCGCCATATCGGTTTCCGTCGCGGACACGGCCGGGGCCGTCATCCTCAAAATGACGCAGGATTCCAAGGTGAAAAGCGGCTCGCGCCGCGTGTCCCGCACAAAGACGCTTGACGGCGGCTGCGCGATATATGACGCCGGGTTTTCCCATTCGGACCGCACTTGGACCATCGATGCGGTTGTAAGCGACGCGGTCTGGGAAGCGCTCTGGGCGATCCATTTAGCCTATTCGCTGGTCAATATCGCGACGGCGGAAGGATTTTTCAGCGGCTGTATCGAGTCGGCAGTCCGTGAAGAGGATAGGGTCCGCCTGTCCATCTATGTAAAGGAGAAAATAATATGAATCACGAAGGCAAGATGGGAGCGTTCTTCAAGGGCGCGCTGACGGCGGTCCGCGGGGCTAAAGTGCCGTTTCTCGTCCGCTCGCACTGGGATGTCGAATGCTACGACAGGCACGGCAAACTCAAATTTACGGACCACGCCGAGAACTGCTGCACGGCCGAGGGCTTGAACAAGCTCCTCAACGTCATGTTCCATGCGGCGGCGGCCATTACAACCTGGTACATCGCTATCTTCGAGGATAACTCGCCCAGCTACACGCCGGCAGACGGAGACACCTATGCCGTGCCTGGATATGTCGAGGTCACGGCCTACGATGAAGCGACCCGGCCCGAATTCGTTGAAGCGGAAGCTGCCGGGAAGTCCATGTCGAATACCTTGAGCAAGGCGACATTCACTATGAATGCCACAAAAACATTGTTAGGCGCCTCGCTGGTCGGCGGGGGATCCCCGGCAAACGGAAAGGGCGACACGGGCGGCGGCGGCGTGCTTTACGCGGCGGCGAAATTCACCTCCGGCAAGCCGGTCGAGTCCGGCGATACGTTCAAGGTGACCTGCACGCTGACAGCGTCTGACGTGGTGTAAAAATGGGATGGCTTACGGGATGGTCCCGCAGGAAAAGCATCGTTATCAGCCACGCTTCTGGCGTTGTGACGAATCACCAGATGAGGATCCTCATCGGCGAGACGTCCGGCGCAACTGGAGAAGACGTGGACTGCGGAGGACATTGCCTTTCAAATTTCAACGATCTGCGCTTTACAGCCTCTGACGGGGAAACCCTCCTTCCGTACTGGATAGAATCCATTTCCGGAACAACCCCCAACCAGCTCGCCACGGTCTGGGTCAAATTCGATTCCATCGGCACGAGCGACACCACGTTCTACATGTACTACGGGAACGCATCGGCAGCCGCCTACTCGGACGGGGCGGACACGTTTATTGTATTCGATGATTTCGAGCGCGGATCAAACCTCGATACGATAGGCGGCGACTGGACCGAAACCGTGGCCCACGTTCATATCTCCACCGAGCAGAAATATGGAGGATCCCGCGGCGCAATGCTTGTTGGACTGAACGGCTCGAATCCGGCCGCAACGATCGCCACGGGCAAGGGGAACAATATCGCCATCCGCATGATGACTTACAAGGAGAATGCGGCGGAACTCATGACCTTCGTGCACGGAAACGGCACGAACGGGATCACAGTCAAGATCGCCGCCGATGAAAAAATCCAGTACTACGACGGCGCTTGGAAAGACACCGGCACAAGCGGGACGGCCGACGCGTGGCGATCGATCGAGGTATGCAACTTCGACTGGTCGATGCTCACCTACGACATCTATTACAATGGGTCACTGATCAAGTCCGCGGCGGACATGCGAACCCTCCTGACGAATGACGGCACCTGCAAGGTGCAGGGCGACGCGACTTCAGGGAATGACGGATGGATCGATAACTTCCTTGTTCGAGACTGGCTCGCCACCGAGGCCGTTTTCGGAAGCTGGGGCCCGGCTGAGATGGAAGCGGATATGGATGCCGGAGCCGGCGTCAAGGCCGATTTCTACGGGGCAACCGCCCTCGTGCTCGAAGATATCGAAGGAAACGCCGGCGTGAACGTCGCCGTCAGCGCGAACGGAAGCGATTTTCAGACGACTATCGAATCCGGGCTGGGAGTCAAGGCCGCATTTGCCGGATCAGTCGAATACTTTGAAGCCATATCCAATCAATGCGGCATGCAGGCCTCCTTCGACGGTTTCAACTGGACCGATTTCCTCCAGAAGTGCAAAGACCGGATCAATATCCGCTACAGCCTTGCGGTTTCAGATCCTTCCTATGGCCCCGACATCATCGTCCCCATTTCGTCTTTTCAGGGCCGATTCAGGTCTGGGGACCCGACGTTCCTTTCCGTGGTGGTTCCCGGCAACGATCAATACGCCGACATTTCGGCCAGGGAAGACGGCGAACTGATCCTGACCATGCAGTATGTCCTCGACGGGGCCGTGTTTCGCTCTGAAGAGATATGCAGGGTGGACATCGAGGAGGTCCGCCTGGACCGGGGAAGCCAAAGCGTCAGCGTGACGATCTCCGGCCATAAGACGGTGACCAACTACTCAAAAACCGTGCAGCTTACTGGCGAATCCTACAAGGCGGTTTACAGCGGGAAGATTCATTATCGATGCACCCCGGATCTGTATCTCAGGCCTGGGGATACCTGCATCGTCGGCGACGATTCTTTTGTCGCCGGGATGATCACCTGGGTCGTGACGCCGGACAGCGTCACGATGGAGATCGCCGAAGAAGGCGGCGAAGGCGGGGGGCTGGCATAATGGGAAAGGCGGAGATAGTCAGCAACGCGGGAAAAGGCCAATACGGGATAAAGATCCTGTGGGACCGCACGCGCGCGCTTGCCCGCATAGCGAAACTAACCGCTGATATAGCCCATTATGATTTGATCATTGCACCTCTGGCTGCCGAACTCGTTGCTTTGCGCATTGCTTATGAGGCGGCAAAGGTCGCGGTTTCTCCCCCCACGCCCTTTTCGGAACTGGCGGCCATGGCATCCGCGATCAATGCGAAGCAGGCGAATCATGACCTTTACCTTGTCGAGCGATCCTCGAAAAGCAAGATGAAGAAACTCCTTGAAGCGATCCCGGTCGATCCGAGCGCCTCGGCATGGTGCGCCGATTATTCAACGGCGCTCACGGGAAACGTCGGGACCATAGAGCCGAACGGAGAACCGTCGGGATTCATTGTCCGTCCCGGCTATCAGGGTGCGGCCGCTTACAGCGCGACGCGCGACGGCCAGATCCAGAACGTAATGTCCAACACCCCGGAAGGCACGTTCTACAACAAGGCGCTAATGCCAGGCTGGCAGAAATGGAAGCCGACTTTCAGAATCGGAACGCTGACCTCGATCAACACGACCCTGGATACCTGCGAGCTCACGCTTGACACCAAGATCAGCCGGGAGCAGCCGGAAGACAATCTCGACATCAACCAGGAAACAGCTTTGGTCGATGTCCCGATCGTATATATGAACTGTAACTCCAGGGCGTTCGCCGTCAATGATCGTGTCGTTGTGGAATTCACCGGCAAGGATTTCACAAAACCGAAGGTCATCGGCTTTGAAAGCAATCCCAAGCCTTGCACCGAATATCTCGTCTGGAAAGTCGATCTGTACTCAGGCGTTCCGGGAGGCACCCATACCGTGGTCGTTTGGGACATTGCGGGAAACAAGATTGCTACGGGCCTCGGCTTCACATCGCCTTGCGAATGGACCGATGCGGGATTTCAGGCATGGTGGGCCACATATCCAACTGCCAAACGCGTGGAAACCCAGAATTATTTCGAGTTGGTCAGCCATATCGAGCGACAGTCAAACAGCGTCGTTCCTACGGTTCCCTCGCATCCTACCCAGTGGGAGTATTCGAGGCACATCCCATCATATCTCCCCGAGGCGCTTCCAGGGGTTTATGATCCGATCGCATACATCGGAGATCCGGAAGGATTAGGCCACTATCATCACGATATTCCCGACAGCCTTGAGCCGATCCTTCAGGCCAACGTCTGGGATGATGCTTATGTCTATCGCCTTCGAAGCACCACGGGCGACCCGGACCCTGACAATGCCGACAGCATAACGACCCACATGAGGATCAAGGTCTATGGATATCCCACGGGATCCGCCGGAGCGGAACTGCTCAACAGCGATCTTTATACAAGAAATAGTTCCCCGAAAAAATACTGGTGGCATCGGAGCCAGGTCGAGGATTTATACAACACCAACTGGATCGACGGCACCCGCGAACTGTGGACGGAAAAATACTTCACCCCTTTCGGATTGATCTCGACGTTCCAGGGCGCGAACAATAAGATTTACACGATGCAAGGCGACCTCATTTATAACTGGGCGAGATATGATTATTACAAGAAGTCCTGGGAGTGGTCTTATGTCAATACGCCCCGTTTGCAATCATGGGTTCGCAGCTCCGCGAACAGCCTTGTGATCGTTGCCATAATCCAATACCAGGAAAAGATTGATTCATATTACACCATTGCCGAGCACACCGTGGGCGGCGTTGTGATTCCGTTTTTTGAATCGCCTCACACGATCACCTATGGCGACAGGGTGCTAGAAGTGGTTTCTATGACTGTCGCCGATCCGACAGACGTGAAAATCCCGGAACTGCCTGCTGAAGACAATGCCGGATTGACGGCGGCTGTAAAGGCCTGCTACGCCAAGGCGTATGAGATCGCGGAAGTTATAGACCCGAAGGCGGATTATTTGACTTACGCAATACCGTATCTTTTGACAAATTAGAGGGGAGGAATTTTCCATGACAACCTGTATCCGGGCAAACGTGGATATAACGATCATTGAAGGCGGCACTTTCGATCAGACCTTTCAATGGAAAACCGGCAGCCCGCTTGAAGCGGTGGATCTTACGGGATACACGGGCGATATGGATGTCCGCGCGAAGATGTCTGACGCCTCGCCTGTTATCCAGGTTCCGTCTCAGGCGATCGCATGGGTTGCCGATGGCGCAACCGGGGTTTACATTTACCCGAACGGCTCCCCGCCAGACGACAAGGGGAAATATCGCGTGTACATAAAAGACGAGGCCTCGCTTGGCATTTGTGTGAGCCATAAAGACCTCGAAGGGGCCTATGACCTGTTCCTGAAAAATCCCGACGGAGAGGTCGTGTTTCAGATGTATGGAATAGCTTACCTGAAGGCGGCGGCAACGCGATGAGTGACGTTTTGGTCGTATATTCAGCTCCCGAACCCACGGTATTGGAAGTCGATAACGTGAGCGTTATCATGCAACCCCCGGCAGCGGTGGGCGATGTTGTTATCCCCGACCCCGTAACCCTGTCGGAGGTCGTGACATCGGTTGTGGATGAAGGCGATACAATCGAAACCGAGGCGCCCGCCGACGTGCTCGTTCAACCGCCCGCCGCCCCCGAGGTTCAGGTCGTCGAATCGCAGATCCCGGCGATTGATCACTCGAATTATCGCGACCACACACAGAACACAGACCAATACCTTGATTATGGCGGTGCAAACGAAGTGGCCGTGGCCGCCGTTGCGAACGCCGCCCTGCTCAGACACGCAGCTCACTCAGACGATCAAGATCTTTCGGGATTGGTTACGAAGGTCGCCGCATCCCCGAGTCCCGCAGGGTACTTGCCGGAGTATGATGCAACCGGGAACCTTGTGAAATCTCTCAAGACGGCGGCAATGGTTCATGATGCTGTTACGGTGTCCGGGCCTCTTGCCCTTTCAGGCCAAGCCCTCTCATTGGTCAACAACGCCGTAAGCCCCGGAACAATTACAGCGATTGATATTGATGGAACACTGGCGGGAAATAGCGACATAGTACTCGCTACGCAAAAGGCGGTCAAGACCTATGCGGACACAAAAACCACACTCGCAGCGGTCAAGGCCGATGTGGATATCGCAAGCGCAATATCCTTGAAGCACGCTGCTAATCATGCCTTGATTGACGCTACCGGGCATACCGTAAGTGGATTGACCACCGGGCATTTTCTTAAAGCTACGGGAGCGACGACTTATGGATTTGCCGCGCATGGATTGACCTATTCAGATGTCGGGGCCGACGCCGCAGGAACCGGCCACACCGAAGCAGCGGCTCATGTATCCGCACACGAAAGTACATATAATCACTCGCAGTATAATACCGCCTACACGCATTCTCAGGATGTGACGGGCAACGTGCACGGAGCCGACTCTGCAAATACCGCTAACATGATCGTTCGCCGTGGCGCGAGCGGAGAGTTTTCGGCGGGTGTAATCACGGCAACGGGGGTCTGCGCAACCAACTTCTATGACGCGACGGCAGCCTACAACGTGAACCTCGGGAGCGGCGGGTCAGAAGGGCGTGGATTGGTCGCCGGTTATACATCCAGCAACTATGGCGGTATCGGATACAATGTTAGGCATGGCCCGGTTAATTGGGTTGCTCCGGGGGCGGATCTCGCCAATTACTTGCTGTTCCAGGGACAGGCATTTTACTTTTACTATATGGCGGGAGGGGCCGCTGGCAGGACTATCTCGTGGTCCCTTGCGAATATATACTGTGAGACGGTCACGGGTAACGTGGCGGGCAACTGCTCCGGAACGGCTGGTTCCGCTGCGAAATGGACAACGGCGAGGACGCTCACGATTGGTTCAAAGGGACAATCAGTTGATGGTAGTGCTGCCGTTACGTGGACACTTGCCGATATAGGTGCTGCCGCAATAGCCCAAACGATGTATATCGGAACTACGGCGATTGCAATCAACAGAGCATCTGACGCATTGACTCTCGCTGGGATCACGCTGACAACGCCGAATATAGGGACGCCATCTGCGGGTGTGCTGACAAACTGCACAGGACTTCCCCAAGCATCGGTGGTTGGACTTACTACGGCGGACGGGCCTTCCTTCGCGCACCTTCATTTGGCTGATCTTGCAGCAATATATACCGCTGCAGAATCATGGATCGGCCCATCATCAACGACTGGGGTATATTTCAAGGGCGGCAATATCGGCATCAAGACGATTACGCCTCTAACTCCGCTCCATGTCGCTGGCGCGATGCTTACGTCTTCCTCGACCTACTACAAGCGTTACACTAATATCGCAAGTTACGAAGCTCAGGGAGTCACAAAGACCGGAACTTTGATCATCACCTTGGGAAAAGGACTGAATGCGATGGTCAAGGTCAGGATTTCTGGCTGGTCTTATACAAATCAATGGGATGCGGTTGTTTCTGGATACATAAATGGATCTTCAAATGCATGGACTCAGATCGGAGATGCATTTCTTACAGGCGACCATCCATTTGCAGTTTCAGAGATAAGGCTGTGTTACGACAGCGCAACGGAAGCTGCATATATTCTGATCGGAACAACAACGACGACATGGAGTTATTATGCCATGGTGAGCGTTGATGTTGAAGAAACTTATGTTCAGTCCGTCACCACAACGGGATGGACGATAGACATCAATGCATCGGAGCCTTCCATAACGAGCACAGTCACTCCGACCATCAATTCCTTCGGATCGAAAACTGCGATTATGGGTGGCAACGTCGGCATCGGCCCCAATGCTTCCGCCCCACTCGGCGTCCTTTGCATTGATGGCGGACTTACCGTTGGAAGCATGACCAATGCAGGAGATAACAACCTCAGAGTAGAAGGGGCTATAACTTGTATTGGCACTCTTCACGTCGATGGCGCCACAACTCTTGCAGCCGCAGACATGGAAGACACTATCCTTACCCGCCCCACCATCAAGGATTATGGTGAGACAATCAACGCCGTCGGTAATCTGACCGGGGCCAAGACATTCGACCTTACCCTTGGAAACATAGTGACTGGGACTGTAACCGGGGCAACCACCCTGACGTTTTCAAATCCGTCAGCCACGGGAATTGCTTGCAGTTTCACCTTCATAGTCACAAACGGGGCAGCGTTTGTCATAACGTGGCCTGCAAGTGTGGACTGGCCGGGTGGAACTGCCCCTACCCTCACGGCTTCCGGAATTGATATTCTTACCTTCATAACGATAGATGCCGGAACGACATGGAGAGGATTCTTGGCCGGGAAGGACATGAAATAATGCTGGCTAATCGAATGGTGATGGCTGTTGCTGGAAGCGGATTGTTGATCCCCATTGGATTGATAATTCCCTTCAATACGGCTTCGCTTCCCGCAGGATGGGATAGATTTGCTTTGGCTGACGACAAACACATTATCGGGGCTGGTTCAACTTATGCCGTAGGAGCTACTGGCGGAGCGGCGAGCCTCGCTATTTCAGTAAATACATCAGATGACGGAGGGCATTACTCGACGGTTCCGTTTAATACTGCCATTGCGCCCGGATCAGTAACATCCATTGTTCCATATTTTACAGCGGAATATGCTTATGGTGGCGCACATCATCATGTTCTAAGCGGGAATTATCTTTCAATGTATCAAAAACTCGTTCTTGGGAAAGCGACTGCGAGTCAAGATATATTTCCGGCAGATGCCATTATTCTGGGAAAGACCAGTTCGGATCCCCTGGGCGGGTTGACGAATGTTTATAATTCAACCAGTCGTGGTTTAATGAGCGCATCCGCCATAGCAGATGGTGGCGGAGCCGTGACAAGTCCGGCAACCTCTGCGGTAACTGGAGCGCACAGACACGGCGGGACGCAACTGACGAATCTCGGCGGTGGTTCTACTGGATATTATTGTACAAGCAGTGGATTGAACCACAACCATCCGATAAGTCCAGCTATAACAGTCGCAGAACATTACAAAAGATACTACCTTTCAGCGTGGTCAAAAACCTCTGCATTCGCAGGAGCAACGGGAATGATTGCCATGTGGGAAGGAACAATAGCGCCAGCCGGATGGAAACTTTGTGACGGATCTGGAGGTTCTATTGATCTCCGAAACTTCTTTATCATGATAAGCACGGCGGCAGCGGCAGGAACAAGCGAGTCGCCCGGATCGAACTATCTTGCCGTTGCGTGTACTCTTCCTGTCGATTCATGGCTCCATACTCACAAGGGAGGAACACTTGCAGATGCGAATCTAGCAACTGGATACCATGGCCCAGACAATATAAACCACCAGCATAGTTATGGTGGTAACTTGGCCCATACACCCCCGTACTATGCGCTGACTTTTGTTGAAAAAATATAAGGAGAAAAGATATGGCATCGATCATGTTAACAATACCGGATGCGATAGCAGCGAGGGTCATCGCCGGATTCTGTGGGATGCACGGTTATCAGGACCAGGTCCCGAATGATAAGGGAGGGATGGCGCAAAATCCAGAGACCAAGCAGGATTTCATAAAGAGGGTGCTGCTCCAGTCCATAAAGAAGGACGTGCTGCGTTGGGAGGGAGATCAAGCGCAGAGGGCGGCTCATTTGACATGTGATGCGGATATTCAATTATAAGGAGGGTTTATGAAGAAGGATAAGATCGATCCCGTTCCTGATGCTGTACCAGAGGGGGAGAAGAGCAAGCTGATCGAGGTTACCAATGATCAGGCATTGATGCTGTTTTATGGCCTGATAAATCTGAGGGAAAACAAGCCGATCCCATCACCGCTTGCGCAGCTCCGCGCCAGCAAGGAAGTCCCGCCGAAAATCTCCTACTGGTCAGTTCGCATTACGAGCGAACTGGAGAAAATCGTTCGGGCGCACGCTGAGGTAAAGGGTAAAATCCTCGACAAATATCGCCTGAAAGATAAGGACGACAAACCGATCATGGCAGGGATAGAAAAAGAGCAGTTCGGGGAAAATATTGGGAAGATGCAGGAGGAACTGGACACCCTGATAGCTGAAAAGAATACTTTGCCCTTCAACAGGATCGTGATCGATCTGGAGACTTTTCCGGTCGGCGTTCTGTCGGGCAATGATATAATGGGGCTGGATGGAGTCATCTGCGACTTCATTGGAGCATAAAGGGGGAAGCGTATCCCAGTGTATCCCTAAAGCCAGAAAAAAGGGGTTGCGATTTCACTCGCAACCCCTTGATTTTCATGGTGGGCCAGGACAGAATTGAACTGTCGACACACGGATTTTCAGTCCTTAAGGTTCAATCGTAAACAAGCGTAATTACTTAATATTATTTCTTGACTGTATCCCATTGTATTATTTCCGCGCTCTTCCCGTATCCCTGATTTTTCAATCCGCCACTGATAAGGCTTTGCGCAGCCCGCAGGTTCTCCAAACTGACGTGAGTATAGATCTCCGTCGTCTGAATATTTGAATGCCCCAGGAATTCCTGGATCACCCTGAGGTTTACTCCGGCGTCGAGCATATGAGTCGCGCAGCTATGCCTCAACATGTGGGGCGTGACCCGTTTTTCGATGCGCGCCTTCTTACATGCGCGATGGATCGCCTTCCGGATGAACCGGACCGCTTTTCCTTTTTTGGGGTTCAGGAAGACAGGCAATTCATCCCATCCGGCTTCACGCTTGCCTTTTGACGGGGCGATCGCCTGGAAAGACGATATGACTGCCGGACCCATTGGCAGACTCTTTGTGGAGCCACCTTTCTGGATCATGTTGACGACCCGCCGTTCGAAGTTCACATCCTTCCATTTGAGGTTCCGGGCCTCGATGGATCGCAGCCCGAGAGCATACAGGCAGACAAAATAAGCCCGGTAGAACGGCTCGGCATTTTTAATGATGGCGAGGACCTCGCTCGCGGTCAGGACCTGCGGAAGTGGCCTCTTGTAGGGCAGCCGGTCGATCTGCAATTTTCGCGGCGTAATGTGTTTGTATTCAGAGGCCCATTTGACCATCCCGCCGAGATAGGCCAGCTCTTTGTTGATGGTCCGATTGATCGGACGCCCGGCATCCGCGGTCCTCATGCGCTGGTAAATCTGGCAATGATGCTGGCCAATCCCTTCCGCGTCGTATTGGCCGATGTACTTTTTTACCCATTGCCCGACGCCGACTTTTCCCTTGTTCTCGCCATCGCCGTTCAGGTCACGATGCGTTGTGGGGGCGTGATGAAGTTCGGACCACTTCATATACTCTTCCCAGAGCTGACCGATGGTTAGGTCGGTTAGAGCGTGCGGTTCTTTCGGCTGCTCCTTCCTGGCCTTCCAATCGTCGATAAAATTATCGTGCCAGATCAGAGCGGCCTCGCGGTCCTGGATCTCCATCGGGACAGCAAACCGGGCCTTCCGACCATACCGGCCTGTCGGCCAATAAATAACATTCCAATGACCTGCGCGATATTCGAGGGACATGAGCTATTTCCCGATCACTGGCTTCTCAAAATTTGCTTGTTCTTTTCGATTTCGTTTTCGGTTTCCTGGAGTCTCTTTTTCCAGAATAGGCGATAATATTCCTCACGGGCATTGTTTTGCTCGTATATATATTGCTCCCTTGAGACCTCCAGCGATTTCAGTTCATTCTTCGCCCTTTCAATGCGTTCCTTCTTATATGCCGCTTCACGCTCGGCCTGGGCTTCCCTGGACCTTTCGATATCCCCCTGCTGTTCATTTTTCTGCCGGCGTGACCGTTCCTGGAATTCAAAATTCTGTTGATTCCGTTTTTGCTCGGCATCATAACGTTCGCGTTCCCTGGGCGTCATTTCCTGGAACGTCTCCTTTTTTTCAATTTTGCCGGGTTTGTCAGGAGGATATTCGGTGATGTGTTTATTGCCCTGCTCATCGGTCCAGACGTACATGCTGCCGGCAACAGCGGGAAATGCGGAAAGGAAAACAATCGAAAAGATGATCCAGATGATCTTTTTCATGATCCCTCCTGTTTGGCACACACCACTAAAATGCGGAGATTCCCTTGAATTTAGCCGTAACAGCATTCTCTGACAACACAATAGCCCTAAACTTCCATACGCCACCCGCTTCGAAGTTATTGATATTCGCTAAAGCGGAACCCACCTGAGCGTCGCTTTTGTCATATAGATTGAAAGATATTTGTGCATAATTATAGGTTTTGTTAGTATTATTTTTTACTCGTCCGGCGATATAATTATTTTTATATTCTCCTTGCTCCCACGCCCAATCTATCAAAGTAAAATTTGCTTCCTTTTTTGCAGCCGGTTCGGGAATAGGTATCTGCCTCGCTTCGCCCGGACTTTTTGTTGGTGCGATTTGCGCATCGTCTTTTTTTGTCGGCAGATCGCTTTTCCCTAAGAATGAGCCGATTACGCCCAGCACAATCAGACCGAGGACAATCTTCGCCGGTAGAGTCCATCCGAGTTTTTTCCGGCAGTGAGGGCAGATCTTGGCATCTTTAGGAATCATCATCGCGCAGTGTTTACACTTCTTCTCCGCCATAATATCCTCCCTTTCAAAGATAGATCACGTTCCCCCGCTTGTCCCGGCGGGAAGGGTGCGGGGCTAGTCTCCCTTTCCGCCCACTATTCCCAGCCGCTTAATATCTCCGGTCTGTGATGCCTCCTCCATTTTATCTCTGATTTTTCCGATCTCGTGACCATGGCTGTTAATAAGTCTATGTAATTCAATCAATTCATCCTTGATTTTCATGATATCGCGAAGGTTAACCTTGTTGTCTTTGGCATCGATAGAGGCTTCAGTTTTCATTGGACCTTGTCCGGTAAGTAACCATTCTTTTCTAATGCCTAATCTATCATGTAGAAGATTCGCCCGTGATTCAGAAAAATATACCTTTCCGGATTCCATATCCCTTATTTGTGTCTTGTTTAATCCGACCTCAGAACCCATCTCTTCCTGAGATAATCTTAAAGATTTCCGAAAGAAAGAAAGACGTTTTCCTGGTGAATCCATGTTCATAATAGTTTTCTTTCAAAAAAGTAGAAATTTCTCTTGACAAGTAGAAATTTATCGTTTATACAGCCCTCAACGATGTAAACCAAACCTAAACGCGGAGGGACCCGCCATGACCAAATACGAACCCCCTAAATTTTTCAAGTTTCTCGAAACATAAACAGAGTAGAGGACAATCAAAAATGAATAAACCAAAAATCAAGCGAAATGTAAACAGAAATCTTTTCTTTTCCAAGCTCCACCTTTTCGGCCTCTCCCTTCGTACCCTCGGCCAGCAGCTCAATCCTCCTGTCAGCAAGTTCCGCGTACATCAAATCCTCTATGCCGCCGCCCCGGATTATCGTCTCAGGGAGATTGCGGCCATCCTGAAAACCAAAGTGCAGACCATTTGGCCGAAAGAGAAAGAGGTCGCGTGATGCAAATCCAATTTGATTTCACCGGAAAGAAAGACCGGCGTATCACCTTTGCGGTCGATGACGAACTGGAAGGCATGCTCCGGTCAGTCGCCAAGAAGCTGCACCGTGATGACGTGTCATGCCTTGCGCGGGAATACGTCATTGAATGCGTAACCCGCGACCTGGGGAAAATCAAGCTCCTCGAATCCCGAAATGAAAAAGTGTTCGTTTCCATGGCCCCAGCGTAAAAAAAATTTATCCCGCCGTCAAGTTTACCTTGGGAAACCTTGGGATACGGCGGGAAACCAAAAAGCGAAACGGTAAACCATAGAGAAATCAATTACATGTCAATCAATATAACCAAACAAGACCTTTTCGCAATGATCGAACAGCTCACGGCTCGCCTTGACCGTCTTGAAGGCCGGCCTCGCGGCCCGATTTCTATGACGGAGGCTCGCCTCGCTAAAGAACGCGGCGACAAGGCTACTGTGAAACGGTTTTATATGCAGGAAAGTGAGCGTCTAAAAAACAGTTCAAACTCTCCGCATAAAAAAATTGAAGGCGGAACGGAAATGCAAATCATACAAAATAATTAAATCAGGAGGCTATCGATGGCAAAAAACGGAACAACTCAGGCGGCAACCGCGGAAAGAAGTTTAAGAGCCTCATCGGCGGAGACGTCGTCAATGGCGGCGAATGAAGATAAACAATGGGAGGATCTCAAGAAGCAGGTCAGGGAGACGACCCATCTGTTTGGAGGATTGATATTCACGCCGTGTGTTTTCTTCCTCGGCGTTTGCTACGGGATCAGGGCCGGAATCATCGCCGGACTGAAGAAAACCTTGGAACTTTTTAAAGCGTTGGACAGATAGGAGGCTTTATAGCCATGAATTGCGATCGATGCAAAATGATGGGTAAACATAGGTCTGCGACCAAGATCTGGACAAGTCCAATACCCCCGGAAAAAGGGAGAAATAGAGAAACCCAAAACTTATGTGATCGGTGTTTTGAGTATGAAGAAAAAAGGAATGGCTTCATTCTCCGCGCTGAAAAACACGCGTATGAACGAAACGGAACGACGTATCACGAAGATAAGGCTAAACGGGAAGAATGGGCGAAAAACTGGAACAGGGATTTCCACGGGAAAATGAATGAATTGATGGCAGCCGTCTAAGGAACGGGGGAAGGCGCGGGACAAATTGCTGCAGGAGGAGATGTGTCATGACTCAATCGGAAAAAATGATAATAGCCGAAGTTTTGAAAGAGATTGCCGAGGCCCTCAATGAGGGAGCTGCCGGGCCATGCCACTACTGGTACCTAAAACTTGCAGAACGCCTGAGCGCGAGAGCCTTAAAAATTATTACAGATGGTAAATAGGAGGCTTTATGGCCACGAACGAACACGAGGCCACCATGTCAGAATGGAAATTAATAAGAACTAAATCTGAAGGTTTGGAATTAATTGCCAAAGAGCGGGAGCGGCAAATTGAAGTAGAAGGATTTACTCCGGAGCATGACCGGCAGCTTTACGGCGGTTCACTCGCGGCGGCTGCGGGATGTTACGCCTTATATGACTGGTCTCGGAAAGATTGCGAACGCCTTTGGCCGTGGGATCGTAAATGGTGGAAACCCAGCGATGATAAAATCCGAAACCTCGTCAAAGCGGGTGCTCTGATCGCGGCTGAAATAGACAGACTTCACGAAATAAATGAATGTGAAGGAGGGAACAAATGAAACGCTGGACGGTACATCCCGACGGAGAAATTAGCACAAATTATGACTTGCCGACCTATCTGGAAATGATCCGGCATTCGCCATGGCAGGCCGTCAAACAGATCATCACCTGCGCGATTATTTTGACGATGATGTTCGGGGTGCTCTTTCTAAAGGAGATCCTGCTCTGGATCGAAGGGGTGCTCGGATGAAAACTTGGACTTTTGAAGGATGCCTGAATTCCGGAAACGCTGTCTTTTCCAATCGAAAAAATAATGATCTGGCCATTGAGAAGGATCAATCTTTTTTGGCCGATCCGACTCCGGAGGAGCTTTCCGAAATCCACTCAAAATTTCCATACCTGAATCATGTTAGTGAAATCCGTAGTTGCCGTGTTTGCGGCTGTACAGACAATAAATGTGCCGGGTGCATCGCCCGGACTGGAAAACCGTGCCATTGGGTCGAGGCGGATCTTTGTAGCGCCTGTTTTATCGAGCCTGTCTCTCCTATTCCTGGGTTATCTCCATGATCGGATTGCCCGTCGCAAGCCAATATTTCCGCTGGGGAACGCAATCGCGCAAGCTCTACGATCGCCTCGCCTGCGGACCCGTCACCTCCACCGAGATCGGCCGCATGAAGATTCACCATCTGGATAAGCATATAACGAAGATCCGCGAGCGTATAGCAGGAACGGGCGTGACGGTCAAGGTGCGCCATATCGATGATGGTCGCCGGCGGATCCGCGAGTTTCGCCTGGGCGTGGAGTCAATGAATTGATTGGGCAGAGGAGATGGAAAACGTCCAGTATGTATGCGGGAAATGCGGCGGGAACGGTCTCTATCGCGACGATGATCCTGCCGTCGGCGATTCCTGCATCGCCTGCAAGCTCTGCGGAAACCGTTATTACGACAGCATCGGCCGCCAGGGAGTCGGAATCGCCCCGCGAAAGGTCCACTTCACGCCTGCCCCGGATCAGCCTCCGGAGCCGGATCACTTCGAGACGGAGCGGTCTCAGAACATTTTGACTGGCCACGACAGGATCCGGATCGCAACCCCGAAGAAAAAGGAGGGGATCATGCCGAAAGGAAAAGGCATTTGCAAAAATTGCGGCCGCGAAAAATTTCTCTTGGCCGGTCTATGTGGCACATGTCTGAAGGCGGCCAGGGGGCTGAAGGGACAGGACAGAGAGGCCGCCTTGGCCGAGATCAAGGCAAGGATCGATAACGGCGATATTCACCTCGGCCACCACGGTGGGAAGAAAGACCCGGCGCCGGTAGCATCGGGAAAAGAAGCTCCGGCTGCACAACCTGCAGAAACAGCGCCCTCGAAACACGACAAGCCAAAAACGGAGGGATCGATGAAGAACAAGCTGGCGGACCTGAACAACCATCTGTTCGCCCAACTGGAAAGACTGTCGAGCGAGGACCTCAAGGGGGAGGACCTGCAGGCGGAAATCCAGCGATCGCAGGCGGTGACCAACGTGGCGAAGCAAATCATCAACAACGGCAGCCTGGTGCTGCATGCACACAAAGCCGTGAGCGACGGACTGATCCGCGACGGCCACAAAATGCTGGGCATAGTCTGCGGCGGCGAAGAGGGCGGCAAATGAAATACACGAGGGAACAGGTCTCCTTCCTACGTACTGGCTTTCAGACCATGACGGTCATCGAACTGACGGAGGCATTCAACGCCCGATTCGGTCTGCAGCAGACACGCATTGCAATCCATTGTACGCTCGGCCGTGAGAACATCCGCCGCGGTCGCCGCATCCTCATAGGCAAGCGCCTCACCTATACCGGGGAACAGATCGATTTCCTGAAGACTAATTATCGACGACTCCCGCTGGCCAAACTACCTGATGCATTCAACGAGCACTTCGGGACGCACAAGACAAAGGTCCAGATCCGGGCCTTCCTAAAAAATCACGGAATAACATCCGGACGCACCGGGCGATTCATAAAGGGACAGAAGTCCTGGAACAAGGGCGTGAAGGGATACATGGGCCCGAACGCCACCAGCTTCAAAAAAGGAAACAGACCTAAGAACTGGAAGCCACTCGGAACGGAACGAATCAGTAAGGACGGCTATATCGAGATCAAGGTCGCGGAGAGAAACCCATACACCGGATTCCCGACGCGATACCGATTGAAACACCAGGTGGTCTGGGAGTCCGTCAACGGGCCGATCCCTGCAGGGAAGATCGTCATTTTCCGGGACGGCGACAGGACGAACTGCGCAATCGGAAACCTGGTCTGCATCTCCAGGGCCGTCGGAGTGCGGTTGAACCAGTTCGGCTATACGGGCCTTCAGGCTGATCTCAAGCCGAGCATGCTGGCTTTGGCAAGGCTCAAGGCGAAGACGTTCGAGCGACTGAAATCATCACGAAGGGAAAATCTGGAGAGCAAGTATGTTTGAAATCGATCGTCAGTTTATGGTCGCCGAGATCCGCTGTAAAGCCTGTGGCGCATCGAGGGTGATCAACACGGACCGCCAGCGCATGATCGATCGCGCCGTTTCCGAATTTCAGAATAGCCACCGCTGCCGTACCATTGTTATTCAACAAAATGAAACCAAATGCCTGGAGGGATTATGAAAAAAAAGCAGAGTGGAATCATTTCAACCGCTACGGTGGGGATCAGGACGATTGGTTTGACATTGCGCGGGATGGCCGGCTCGCCCCTCGTCATCCATGCCTTTCCGGAAAAAGCGAAACAGGAGATCCGCGACAAGCAACAGAAAAAAGCAAAGAAGGTCAAAGAGGAGCGTAAGCCCCTGGAGGAGTACGGGGCTGCAAAATATTTCGATGAGCAGGGGCGGGAATGCGCGCCGATCACTGCTTTGAAAAAGGCAATCATCAGCGCGGCCACGGCGTTTGACGATATCACGAAAGTCGGTCTCCGCCAGGCCCTTTTTGTCAGCTCCGCGGACGGTCCCGGTCAATTCGTGCCGATTGAAACGCATGGCGGTGAGCTTGCTGTCGGTGTCATGCGCGAGGATGCCGTCACCATCGGAATCAATACGAGGGGCTTGGCATATCGTCCTGAATATAAGGAATGGCAACTGCGCATAAAGATTGAATTCAATCCGCGCATTGTCAGCGAAGAACAACTTCTTGCCCTGGTGGATCAGGCGGGATGGGGAGTCGGGATTTGTGAAGGACGACCTGAGAGGAGCAGTGCCCTGGGATGGGGAAGATTTCAAAGAATTTAGTGATGATTTTTGTTCTGGTTCGGTCGGGCCGGGCTGGGCGTGGCGCGGCTGGGTAAGGCAGGCAAGGTTTGGCACGGCGAGGAAGGGTTTGGCGTGGCGAGGCAAGGATTGGCAGGCCAGGCTGGGCAAGGCGTGGAGAGGTTTTGTGAGGCTTGGCCCGGTTCGGCAAGGCAGGCGTGGCAAGGCCGGGCGAGGTCCGGTCAGGCGAGGTGTGGTATGGCAGGCGGGGTCTGGATGGGTCCGGCATGGCCAGGCATGGCAGGGTTTCATAATTATAACTGAAAGATAGAATTCATATGGGACTCGCATTAAAACACCTTGGGGAGTCGCGCCGCGCAGAGATCGCCCGGACCCTCTTCACGGTCACATCGACCGATGAGGCCAAAGGCGAGTTGATCGGCTTATGCCCGGTCCACGGGGAAAAGAACCCGTCCTTCGCCTACAACTTCAAAAAAGACCTTTACCACTGCTTGGCCTGCGGGGCCGACGGCGATCTGCTGCGACTCTGGACCGAGGTCAAGGGTTACAACCAGAAAGAGGGCTTCAAGGCGTTCTGCGCGGAGTTCGGTATTCCCCTTGGGGATGGGAACGACAGAGGCGGCGCGCGGCGGAAGGGGGCAGGGGCCGGCGAGGAAGAAAATCCTGAGATGCAGATCAAGGCGTTTGAGTCGATGGAGAAGGCCTGGGAACTGTTCCCGCCCTTGCCGGATCCCTGGATCGAGCGCTTGGAGAAGACGCGTGGTTGGACTGGTGGAGCGATCGAGATTCTCGATCTCCGGATGCAGACGCACCGGTTCACGAAAAAAGGTGAATTGGTCCCGGTCGAGCAGGCGGACCGGATCGCGATCCCCATCCGGGATATCTTCGGCCGCCTGCAGAACATCCGCCTCTATAAGCCAGGCGCAACGCAATACAAGATCATCTCCTGGGCCCGGTCGACTGGGAAGAATGCGCTGTTTCCGGCAACTCCCCCGTTTGATGGTCCGGATGATTATATCCTGCTCTGCGAAGGCGAGTCGGACACGATCTGCGCCCTTTCGTACGGCTTCAATGCGATTACGCAGACCTCCAAGGTCAAAAAATGGCCTGATGAGCAGCTCCTGCTATTCAAGAATAAAGACGTGGTCGTCGCCTATGACGCGGATGAGGCCGGCGTCAAATATGCCGCCTGGGCCTGCCAGGCGCTCACCACGGTCGCCAAATCCGTCCGATCGATACAATGGCTGCCCGAGATGGGCGTCGGCCCTGCAGGCGAAGTTCCGAAGGACCATGGCCAGGATCTGACAGACTTCTTTGTGAAGCATAAAAAGACGCCAGAGGACCTCAAGGCCCTGATCGATGGGACGGCCGTCCTGCCGGCGTCCTCCGCACCTCCGGCGCCGTTGAATGTCTCCATCCCGCCTGACATCCTGAAATTCTTCGAGTATGGCGTCAACAAACGATATTCATTCAAGCCCCGCCTCCTGGCCGAGCACGTCATTGTCGACTACAAGCTCCTTTCCGATCCGGATACCGGTCTTCTATACCGCTGGAACAACGCCTTCTGGGAGGTATTTGACGAGGATCACATCAAGGCCGTCGCGATCCGCTGCATGGGCAACGAGGCCCAGAAAAGCCGGATCGAGGATGCGATCTACCAGGTGAGGATGCTCTCGACGATCCCTCCGGACCGCAAGGTGAACGACCGACATGAATGGATCGGTCTCCGGAACGGGATGCTGAACTTCATGACCTTCGAAATGGTCCCCCATGCCCCGGAATTCTATTGCACGCACGCGCTGCCGGTCTCGTTCGACCCGGAATCGCCGAAACGATGCGACCGCTGGGAGCAGTACCTGGACACAAACATCCACACGCCCGAGGCGATCGCCCAGGCCCAGGAGTTCGCCGGCTACTGTCTGGTCCGGCATACGCGGTTCGAAAAGTGCCTGTTTTTGCTCGGCCCCGGCCGCGACGGCAAATCGACATTCATGAAGGTGCTCAAGGAAATCGTCGGAGACGAAAATTGCGCGGCTGTCTCCTTCCCGGACCTGGAGAACGAGTTCCATCGATCGAGCCTCTACAACAAGCTCCTAAACATCTCGACCGAGATCGGCGGCCAGGCGATCGAATCGCCCTACTTCAAGGCGATCACCTCCGGGGACCCGATAAACGCGGCCTACAAACACCGCGACGCCTTCACCTTCAGCCCTTTCTGTAAACTGATATTTGCCGGGAATATGCTCCCGCGCGTCAAGGACAATTCGGACGCCTATTTTCAGCGCGTTTTGCCCATCCAGTTCAAGCGGCAGTTCCTGGAGGGGGATCCGGAACGGGATCCGGAGCTCTTGGAGAAGTTCAAGGCGGAGATCTCGGAGATTTTCTACTGGGCGCTCTGCGGCCTTAAAAGGCTGACCGAACAGAAGCGCTTCACGGACTGCGAGGAGACGCGGACATTGTTGATGGGATACCGGCGGTCGAACAACCCGATCCTCTGCTACGTCGAGGATCAGTGCATCCTGGGCGAGGGCGATCGGCCGATAAGGCGGAGCTGTATGGCGATTATCGGACCTACTGCGGACAGAATGGCTACATGCCGGTAAACAAGGAGAACTTTTTTCGGGAGCTGTACGCGGCGATCCATAACCTCCGCCTCTATCGTCCCAGGGGCGAGAACGGCGCCCGGGCATACAAGATCGAGGGAATCCAGATCGTGAAACCGTTGAATGACTAAAGGTCATGGATAGGGGAACCACCATGAAACGAGGCAAAACCGATTGGATCGTCGTGGGAGGGGAAGGCGCCCTCTGCCGAAGGTGCGGAGAAAGCGAAAAGATACCAGTCCCGATTCCTATCCCGGCGTTCGGAAAATGGTGTGAATACTTCATCGAAAAGCATCGATATTGCATCGAGCGAGTCCCGATCGTTAAACCATTGGAGGATTGATGCATGGGAGCACCGCCAAGACTCAAGATCAAGGACGAGATCCGCTACCGCAAGGGATCCACGGATGAATCGCAGAATTGCAGATACTGCGTCAATTTCACGAACGCAGATCCGGATGCTGATGTCCAATTCAATGTTAAGGGCTTTTGCCGGCTCATCGGGAAAAGGGATCTCGTCCGCTATCGTGTCCGTGGAGACTACACCTGCTTACGACAAAGAAAAGTAGTTAGAACTTAATAGATGAGATGATTATGACTGATTTATGCACCGCGGCCCTCCGTTCCCCCGACCCCTTGGGATATCGAGCGGCCAAAAAGTTAAATAACGCCGACCTTCCGCCCGGAGGATGTATGTTATTCGGCCCGTTTTTGACAAACATAGGCCTATTTTCATCAAAGTGGTCCGGGTTGGTCCGGGTAGAAAGTATCCACTCGGACCAAAAGACCCGCACTGTGACTGGTCTGGTCCGGGTGGTCCGGGTGGTCCGGGTGAAATTCAACATTATACACATGCGCGCGCGCGCGTATGTATCTTTATTTTTTTTGCACATCATTCATTTTGTGAGACTTAAATTTGAATTTGTAAGAAATCACCCAGACCACCCGGACCAGACCAGTCACAGTGCGGCTTCCCGCCCGGACCACCCACCCGGACCACCCCGGACCACCCGGACCAAGCCAGTCACAGCGTGGCTTTCGGGATTTTACTATTTCATTGGTGGAGGAAACCAGTCAAAAATAGGGGCAAAGTGGAGCAGTAGACATGTACAAGCAGCTGCTTTTGACGGCCAAAGTGGAGGGAATTGAAAATGGACTTTTCTAAATACGATCCCTTGAAGAAAAAAGATCCCGAAAAAGGCTTCACTTCTGCCGACCATGATGACCATTCCTCAGCATCTGGGAGAACAGAAGCATGGATGACGAGCACGCCCGTCATTCTCCTGATCGAATACCTACGCAAGCACCTAGACCAGGGCGTAACTCTGTACGAGCGCCTTGGCCATATAGGATTGAAGTTCGAACCAGGACTCAAGGGAGCAGACATAAAGAACGGTCGAGCACAGATCGCAATGAATCTGTTCACCCTCCTCCAGGATGCAACAGATGACATGAAAGCCATGATCGCTGAAGGAATCGAGATTCCAATGCTCAAACGATATGCCGTTCCTTGTCCAATACCAAAGCAAAAGGCAGCGGAAGCAGCGGGTCCTTCCCAGAGATGATCTACCATACGGAACGCAGACCAGATCGGAAGAGCACACGTCTGAA